CACCATGCGCCTGATTTCCACCATCCACAAAGCAGCAGCCGAAGCGACCGCCAAAGTCTACAAGGACACCGATTGGGGCGAATACCGGGTAAGATTCTACCTACAGGGCCAGCACCAAGCGAGTGCCGACTATCACACCGACGACAAGCAGGACGCTATCGACACCGCTCACGGCCAGCTTCAACGCTACGCCCAAGACTAACCCAGCCACAACCAACGAAGGCAAACCATGCAAACCAAGACCCGCACCCCCAAGGCCCAAAACAGCATCATCCACCGCGCCCCAAGCATGCTAGACGGTGCCCCCATTGTCGTCGTTGCCATTGTCACCAGCGGCAATATCAAAACAGGGAACATGCTGCAGACGCACATTATCAGGGCCGACATGGACCCAATGAAGGCCAGCAAGACCGGGCAGGACTACAGCATTTGCGGCAACTGTACCCACAGGGGCACACCCAGCACAGACCCAGCGAAAAAGACCGCACAGGGGCGCACTTGCTATGTGAACCTTGGACAGGGACCGAACCAAGTCTTCAAGGCTTACAGCGCCGGAAAGTATCCCACAGCGACAACGCCCGAGCAGATCGCAGCATTGGGCAGAGGGCGCATGATTCGATTAGGTACGTATGGCGACCCCGCAGCCGTACCCGCTGCAGTATGGGATGCACTACTAGCAGAGGCCAACGGTCACACCGGATACACCCACCAGCACGAACACGCCCCGGACTATTCCCGCATGATGTATTCCGCCGATAGCGCACAGGATGCACAGGCAGCGCATGCGAAGGGTTACAGGACGTTTCGGGTTATCCCGGTGCATGCATACACCCAGCAAGGAAAGGACGCACTACTCGCCAATGAAATCCTGTGCCCCGCCAGCAAGGAAAACGACCGGGGGGTGACCTGCAGCACTTGCAAGCTTTGCACCGGCAGCACCAGCAACGGCAAGTCAATTGCAATTGTCGCTCATGGTACAGCCCGAAATCAATTCAAGGGTTAACGCATGATCATCATTTATTGCATCATTGGACTGTATGCGGCACTGTGGGCGGTATGCTTTGCCGTATGCTTAACCGCTTACATCGTCGCCCGACTGAAGCGCCCATTCTATCGGCAAGGGTAACCCACCAGAAGAAACGCCCGGATTAAATGCCGGGCTTTTTTTCGTCTGGAATTGTCCAAGAGTCTCGCCCGATGCAGGATGGCAGGTAAGCGCACCGACCGATACAACCGCCGATTTTTATGACCCGATAGACCGTAAAAAAAATTTTCTCTCAGCCTTGCGTTTTAAATGAGTGGTTTATCATGGATTTTCTACGTCAAGATCAAACGGATATTTTAGAATCGTAGGGATAATCAAACATAGATGTAGCGCCTCCATCAAGCACCCCTGTCAAACTGCTGACCTTACAACTGCTACCACTCCAGCTTCCCTCATCAATTGTCATCAAATGTCTAAACAAGCGACAAACAACTGCACTTTACCTTAACCTAGCACTAGTATATAACCTTCAGAGGCTCACCAAGGTATCTAAAACAGGATATAAGCGGCTGTATTTAAGCTCACATACCTATCTAGTAGATAAACCCTTTATTGCATCCTAGGCCTTTTAAACCCTTTGATATTTACTAAAAGAAAAAGCCCCAAGGAGTTAACCAAGGGGCGAAATTATTTATATAAAATTTTTATTTTTTATTTTTCAGCTTTAACGGCTTTCTTAGCTTCACGTTCCTCTTTCTTGTGACGAGCCATGATGATTTCTTGTCTGCGTTCTAAGCGTTCAACGATTTCATCTGAGTTAAACCACATCTCTTTACCCATGAATACATCGGCTAGTTCTTGCTCAGTTAGGAAATCCTTGTATACATCAGACATTAGACTCTTAACTTGCTTATCTACGAAAGAAGCGTGAGAGATAACGTCAGACTGTTTACCAAAAGCACCGAACGTAGCAGCATGGATCATCATACTAGCATAGGGACTTACGCTTACACTAGGAGAGGCTAAAGCGATTAAGCTACCTGCACTAGCTGCAATACCGTCAATAGAGCAGTGAACAGTAGCGTCTGTATTTTGCATAGAGTTGATTAGAGCAATAGCACCGTCCAGATGACCACCATAGGTATTAATACTTAGTAGTAAGATATCTTCTTCACCTAGAGTATCAATTGCTTGAATCAATAGTCGGTAATACTTCGCTTCACGGACATTCTCATCGATAGCAGCTTTAATACATTGATTAGTCTTAGTACTACGAAAGAAAGCCAAGTGCTGATTAGGATTAGTAGGAGTATCTTCATCGTCATCATCGTTAGCTTTACCTACTCTAGTAAAATTTTTATAATTTTTAAGCTTTTCCATTTGGTACTCCTTTAGTTGTTTGAGTAATAGCCTTACCTAGTACTTCTTGATCTAGCTCTTCTTCAAAAGCAATTACGAACTCTTTGGTTAGACCTGAACGAACTACGTGCTCACGATCAAAGGTAGTAAAGCTGCAGTCATCGATATTGTATTTAGAGCAAATCTTCTCTAAGTATGTAAGACCGTCCATTCCTTTTTTAACGTCTGTTTGAGGTCCAGTATTATCTCCACAGAAAACAATCTGAGAGTCATTACCTACACGAGTAGTCAAAGCTTGAATCTCGGGAACGAATAAGTTCTGACTTTCATCCACGATAATGATACTTTCATTCCAGCTTCTACCTCGGATAGTCTCTAAGCTACAAATCTCAATAGTTTTATTTTTGATATGAATCTCAGTAGTAGCTTTACCTAGATAGTCCTCAAAATAGTCAATCATCTGTTGATAGAAAGGAAGTAGCTTCTCTTCGGCTGTACCGGGTAGGAAACCGATAGAGCGACCAGCTAAAGGCTGATATGCACGAATCAGTACAACTTTCTTGATGTCACCATAATGCAGTTTCTTGGCTGCATGCCATACGGCTAGTAATGTTTTACCAGTACCTGCACTACCACGAGCTACTACAAGTGTATTGTACTTCAGAGCTTCTAGTAGTTCACCTTGCTTGTCATTCATAGGGAACAAGTTCGGGAATTGCTGGCGTTGGAACTTTTCTTTCTGTACCCGTTGTACTTGGGTTTTTTGTGATCTTTTCATACTACTCCTAATTTATACTACAATAGGGATTTAAGCTACTTTTGGTTTGCGACCACGAGGTGAGTTTGCTGTTTCTTGGACAAGTTGAGCTTCAGAGGGTTCGTCAGGTAGTCCTTCAAATGGCTTACCAGTAGGAGCGACCATACCAGCTACCAAGAGAGAACCAAAGGCTGTAGGGAAATGATCATTGTTGTCAAAGTCGAATTTCCAACCTTCTAAAATGGCATTCTGTACTAGTTGACAGAATTCGAATAAGCTATAAGCTTCAATTTTTAAAGTACTCATGAGGTTCCTTTAGTTGTTGATGAAGTCTCAATTATAGCACACATTTGACGAAACATCAATAGTTTAAAAAATTTAGCTAAGTATTGACTTTGTCTAAAACGATGCTAGAATAATAGAGCTTAAACAAAAGGAGTTCATGTGCAACCGCTTAACCAACAGGATAAACCATCTACATGGATGCGTCTATCCAACGATCTCAAACGCAGGAAAGATTTAACTTCTAATGCTAAGTTAGTCTATACTCACATGCTAGACAAGTACGTATTCTTTAGTAGACAAGATAAAGAGTACTATGAAAATATGCAAGATATTGGTGAAGAGCTAGGTATGGCTAGACGGACCGTTGCAGATTGCATTAAAAACCTCGAAACTGCAGAATTACTGCTTGTGTCCAAAAAGAAGGTACATAATTCGGACAGATCAATTGTATCTAACAGCTATATTGTAAAGGACATATACAACTTATATGTACCAGCTAAGGTACTGCAAATGAAACCTGCAAGTAAAGTCTATAACGAAGAGGAACCGTTTTAACTATGGCGAAATTTGCACATACCTATGGCGAAAATTGCACATAGACTATGGCGAAATTTGCACACTAACTAGACTGACTAAACTATACTGAGAAATAATACTGAGGTTATAACGTACGTTACAAAACTTGCGTTGTCTCTGCCGAGTCATTTAGGATTAGATTAGTTGGATTAGTATTTAAACTGCCATACTGTTGCGTAAATACAACACTACATGATACTACATGTAATACACGCTAAGACCTAGAATTAAACACATAATATAACATGTATATGGTATTTACATATCAAGAACTGTACAAAGGAAACCATGCTTAAAGAACTTATAAACTATGATCCAATGCAAGGTGCATTCTTTCTCTTAAAAGACACTAAACCTTATAGGCAGATATTTCCTGATGATGAAGGGTATCTAATCTTTTATAAGAAAGGTAAGAAGTATAAAATTAAAGCTAACAAGCTTGCAGTAGAGCTAGGTAACAATCTTAGAGTACCTAAAGAGAAAGTGGTACTGCATAAAAACCTAGATACTTCTGATTACAGACTGCAGAATCTATCTCTAATCACTCGCAAGGCCTTTAATAGCGTTAAAGAAGCGCAAAGAAACCTTAGCTCTTACCTTAAACTTGTACCTCACAATCAAGATGTATTTTCTTATGTATTAAATTGGAGAGAAGAAGGTAAAGATAGAGTATTAGTAGTACAAGATATAGTCATTGCAAGAAGAATGTTTAATAAATTGCAATTAAAGTACGCTAAAATCTTAAGTAAGTACTGTGTATTTGACTAATTATTGTATATTTTGTTGATTTCCCTTGAAAATTACAATAATTCATGGTATAATTAAGCTTATCTTGTAAATAGAAGTATTAAGGCTAATGTAAATATTGGTTTTAAGCGCCAGTACCCTGCATTAGCAACAACCGTACTACTAACCTACAAGATAACAACCGTCTATGATTCGTAGTGTACTTTCCCTCCTTTCAACATTACCTATCGGTAGAAGATAGGAACCGTCACCTATTCCCGTAAGGGTAGTGTATCTCATAATGGACAAACTACTATATATTGACTATAATGAGATACAATTAGAACATATATTTGGGAACACTATGAAATGCATTATTTGCAATCAGTACTTTAAGCAAACCATCTTCAATAATACATATGAATGCGATGAATGCAGAAGTATTGTACTGGACGAAATTGATTCAGAGACACAAGTAGAGTTTAGTCTACTGCGTAATCCTTCTGGTAGAACACATGCTCATATCTATGATGAGAATGATACCGGGGATTCAATTTAAGAATATCGCTGGATTAGTTTAATGGTAAAACACTGGTTTTGTAGTCCAGTGATGAGTGTTCGATTCATTCATTCAGCACCAACATACTTTAGGATCATATGACAACAAAAGAGTATCACCGAGAATGGGCAATTAAAAATAGAGATAAAAGAAATGCCCTGAACAAAGCTTGGAGAGATAAAAGACAGTCAGAATACCTAGAATTTAAGAAGACATTAAAATGTAATCGTTGTGGATTTTCACATCCAGCTGCATTACAATTTCATCACACCGATCCATCTACAAAAGAAGCGTCTGTAAGTGCAGTAGCTAAATCTTGGTCATTAAAGAGGCTACAAGAAGAGATTGCTAAGTGTGAAGTCTTATGTGCAAATTGTCATGCAATTGAGCATTGTAAAGAGTAAGAAAACACACGGATATAGCTCAGTTGGTAGAGCATTCGCTTGATAAGCGACAGGTCATTGGTTCAAGTCCAATTATCCGTACCAAATAAATGTTGACAACGGCTAAAATGCTGTTACAATAAACTATATTGGCCCTGTCGTCTAGTAGGCTCAGGACATATGCCTTTCACGCATAAAAGTTGGGTTCGAATCCCAATGGGGCTACCAAATATTTACTGCAGACAAGTCGGGTTAATACCTCCCCTGCAGCTTTATATACGTGTATTCCGCAACTACGTTAAAAGTTCGGCTGCTCAATCGCCAACGGAAAGAGAAAGTGTACACATCCTTCAGACACGTACATCGTAAGGTAACAGTTGGAAGAATTTATTCCATTATAGCTCAGTTGGTAGAGCAAACGCCTGTTAAGCGTTGGGTCGGAGGTTCAACCCCTTCTAATGGAGCCAATTTAGAAGTATGGTCGAGTGGCTTATGGCAATGGTTTGCTAAACCATCGGTGGCGAAAGCTGCCCACAGGTTCGAATCCTGTTACTTCTGCCAGTTTGAAAGTTTAAATGAAACGCCCAGAAGTGGTTCGAAGTTTCACTTTCAATTTAATATCTCCGTAAAGTGTTATCAGGTTGCACTCGTGGTTTGGGGCCATGAGGTCTAGGTTCAAATCCTAGTATGGAGACCAAATATAAAGTTCCCTTTACTGATGGGCGGCGGAACAAATTATCAGTAAGAATATAGCGGGTAAGGTGGTCACTACTGCAGTCTCATAAGCTCGCAGCATCACTGGTTCGAATCCAGTACCCGCTTCCACTTATCGTTCTCCATTTCCGAATGGCGAATGCGCTATATTAGAATAGCAAACAATTTAGGGTACGTATACCGTTAAGGAGACGGTCTGGTCTGTAAAACCAGCGCTACTACAGCTCGTATGGATCGTTACCATAAGTGCCCACCAAAGAACCCACCTTAGGGCCGTTGTCGCTAACGGTTATCTACTTTGTAGAAGGCGTCCCTTGTAGCTTGTCAGCAAGGTAACACGAGGACCATCAATCCTTGGGTAAGTACCGCCAAGTACTTATGCAAAAGACAACGTGAGTTGATGAGCCGTTAGAACGAAATGCTAACCCTGAATTCGGTACTCAGGACTAATACACAGGAGATAATATGGCTTTTGAAAAAGGCAAATCGGGCAATCCTAACGGTCGTCCAAAGCGCAGCAGCGTTATAGATAAACCAACTAATCGTGATCTAAAAGAACGTGAACTGATCATGCTATTACGCAAGATTAAGCCTCACGTTGCTGAAGCTATCTTACAAGCTGCCAAAATCATGAAGAATGAAGAAGCTAGTCATCAAAACCAATTGAAAGCTGCCACTATCCTATTGGATAACTATCGCAGACTTACTTTGGATGTATATGACGAAGAGCATTCTGATGAAGAAGGTACTGAAATCCAACAAGTCAACGCACCTTTGTTTTCTCTCAAGGTAATTGAGCAAGAAGAAAAAGCTGCATAAGGAATTAAATGCAAGAGAAACAAGTAGTAATCGGACCAGCATCTAAAAAGCAAGAGTTATTTTTGAATAGCGATTCAACTATTACACTAGCTGGTGGAGCGGCAGGTTCAGGAAAGACTTATACCTCGTTGCTAATTGCTTTAAAATTCATGCAGCATCCTAGAGCTACTGGAGTTATTTTCCGTAGGACTTCTAAGATGCTGACAGCGCCCGGATCAGTTTGGCAAGAAGCTTGTAATCTTTACAGTGCTTTGTTTCCTAACTTGCGTATCCGTACAAGGGAATTAGAGATTATCTTCCCTAATGGTGCTTTACTTAAATTCAGTCACATGCAGCACTCAAGTAACATGTACGATCACAAAGGTGGTCAGTACAGTTTAGTTATTTTTGATGAAGCAACGGACTTTGAGGAAGAGATGGTCGTGTACCTCTTATCTCGTATGCGAAATGCTTACGTAGATTATAAACCTCAGATGTTCTTGATGACTAACCCAGATTATAACAGCTTTTTGAGAGCTTGGTTAGAAGATTTCTACCTTGATCCACAAACTGGTATTCCACTTCCTGAAAAGACAGGATACAAGCGTTACTTCTTCCGTCAAGGAAATGCAATGCTTTGGTATAATAGCCTAGAAGAAGCTGAAGCTGTACACGGTGCTGGTAACGAATCCGGTATCAGTTCATTTACATTCATTGGTGCTACTTGCAGAGATAACCCTCCACTACTCAAAGCACAGCCCGACTATATTAGCCGTTTAATGTCCCTTCCTCGTGTTGAGAAAGAGCGACTATTAGACGGTTCTTGGTTTGCTCGTCAAGAGTCTGCTGGCTTGTTTAAACGAGAATGGGTAGGCTTAGTAGATCATGCCAATGGTAGAGCAAGACAAAGAATCCGAGCATGGGACTTTGCGTTTAGTCTTCCTTCTGAACAATACCCTAATCCTGACTGGACTCGTGGTGTATTAATGTCCAAAGATGAAGCCAAAGTTTATACAGTAGAAGACGTAGTGAGTATTCGTAATCGAGTGCATGAAGTTGAGAAACTTGTATTTCAAACTGCAATTCAAGATGGTCAAGATGTAATTATTTCAATTCCACTAGACCCTGCTGCAGCTGCTGGTGCTTATGCAAAAGACTTGCAAAGAAAACTAGCTGAGATGGGATTTAGTTGTAGATTAACTAAACCAGTTAAATCCAAGATTACTCGTTTTGCTCCTTTCTCTAGTATTGCTCAAGCTGGTTTTGTAAACGTAGTTAAAGCTAATTGGAATAAAGATTTCTTTGATGAATTGGAAGTGTTTGATGGCGACCCTAAGAAAAAAGACGACCAAGTGGACTGCTGTTCAGATTGCATGCTTTTGCTCAACAGAGATACAACAATTCCTAATTTCACATTACCTGATTTTACAGGTTCTAATCCATTCGATAGTATGACAGGCTCAACGAGTAGTTTTCCTGCATTTTCAAGTATTATTAATTAAAGGAGCCTTGAATGGCACGACAAAGACGAGAAACTGTTAATAAAGCCACAATGGGCGATACACCTGAACGATTTAAACTTTCTGAAAGTGGTTATCTAGGTCTAAATATCTATGCTGGTGTTACTGATACAGAATTAAAGAAGGAATTAAACTTTCCTCAGTCAATTCAGACATTCAAGCAAATGTCTTACCACAGTACGATCAATTCAGCACTGACTTTATTTGACAACTTGATCAGTAAAGTGGACTGGAAGTTTAAAGCTCCCGATAATGCTACTGCTGATGAACTAATGCAAGTTAAAGCTATTAATGAAATGATGCAAGATTTGCAAGACCAAACTTGGTCTGAATTCATTAGTGATGCCCTCAGTGCTAATACCTTTGGTTTCTCAGTTCATGAGAAAGTCTACCGTAAACGCACTAGAGCAAATGGCTCTAAATACAATGATGGTCTAATCGGTTGGAAAAAGCTTCCAATTCGTAACCAAGAGACAATTGAGCGCTTTGTCTTCTCAGATGATGGTAATGACATTTTAGGTGTACGTCAAAATCTTTCTCAAGTTGCTGATCCTTACAATCGTTATGGTAATCGCAATATGAATGCTGTTGTACTTCCACGAAGCAAGATTATGCTATTTCGTGCAGGTAAACACAAAGGCGATCCATTCGGTAAGTCACCACTACGGGATGCATACTTAGCTTGGCGCTTCCTTACTGTAATCGAAGAGATTGAAGCTAACGGTGTAGCCAAGGATTTAGCTGGTCTTCCAGTTCTAAAGCTACCACCTCAGTATCTATCTAACGATGCATCTCCAGAGCAAAAAGCAATCCGAGCCTATTACGAAAACGTAATGCGAAACCTGCAGGTTAATCAGCAATCAGCTTTGATTTTACCACAAGCTTTTGATCAAGATACTCGCCAGCCTTTATTTAACTTAGAACTCCTAAGTCTTAATGGCGGTAAGGCAATGGATACAACTAAGATTAAAGAATACTATAAGAATTTAATTCTTACTTCTTTATTCGCTGATCTATTAACGATGGGTCAAACAGGTGGTGGTTCTTTTGCCCTAGGTCAGATTAAGAGTACTCTTTCTGGTTCTGCAGCTGAATCGATGCTTAACAAAATTACTGAAGTTATCAACAATGACTTAGTACGTCAGACCTATGAACTCAATGGTTGGGATACTTCCAGAATGGGTCGCATGGATTATGACAATATTCAGACCGAAGATTTAGAATCCTTTAGTAAGGCTATTCAGCGTTTCGCTAGTACTTCTGTACTTGAAGTTGATCGTGCTGTACTTAACCGTATTCGTGAATCAGTTGGTATCGATAGTTTACCAGAAGATGAAGAACCTAATGCAGCTTTAATTCCAGCCAAAACTTCTAGAAGTGGTGATGGTATGAAGACGGCTGGTGAAGGTACTGCAACAAGTCCTTCAGGTAATGATACAAGTTCAAACAATTTAGAAAACGCAGGTTAATTATGCCATATTCAAAATCAAATCCTCCACAGTGGGCCTCTAAGAAAAGTGACGCTGTACAAGAAGTAGCTATTCGTGTATTTAATCAGACGCTAAAAGATACAGGCTCTGAAGAGAAAGCTCGTATTGCTTCTTTAGCTGCTATGAAAAATGCAGAAGAGTCTTTCAAGAAGAAGGTTTCTAAAGCTGTTGAAGATATTATTAAAGGTAAATACAATTTATCTTGAATTAATAGTAATTTTGTGATATAATAGTTTACAAAAGCCCCGAGGTAACTCTCGGGGTTATTATTGTTTATAAGGAGAGTTTATGGCTTGGAGTGCAACTAACACTATTCCTGCTATGCAAGGAAAATCAAGTGCATTGAAAGAGTTGTTCGCTAAAGTAGCCAATGCTGCTCTTGATAAAGGACAAACAGAAGAGGAAGCTATTTTCTCAGGTTTGAGCGCAGTGAAGATTCAAGAGAAAAAGAATCAACCACCAAAACCAGTCAAACCTAAAGTACCAGCTCATCTTGCAGCAGTCAGGAGCATGTCTGGAAGCCCCTATGAGATGACTTCTAAGGCAGCTAACCCTCAGGTAGCCACCAACGTTTTACCACCGTCTATACAGGCTGTAGAGTTCGATAATGAAGGTCATCTGGTTGTATTAATGACAGATGGCAAAAGAATTGTAACTAAAGGTACTGCAGGAAATCAGGTAATTGACCAAAAGATTGGTATTTCAGTTAATCCGGTTTTTGATCATGTCCAGATGAATACCACGGCTCATTATACTTCTGAGGATTATGTTCCCGGAATGATTACATGGAATGAGTTTGAAGATTGTTTAGATGTAGTTCAAAATGATGGCTCTATTCTTCAAGTAGGTCTAGAAAATTATATTCAAGTTATTAATAATACTGGAGCAGTATTAGAAAATGGAACTATTGTAAAGTTCTCAGGTGTTGCCTTAGAAGAAGTGCCAGAAGTGAATCCTATGATTGCAGATGGTTCAGTAGAACCTCTATATATTGTAGGTGTGTTAACTAATACACTTATTCCCGGTCAAGTTGGTCGTGCGACAATCTTAGGTAAAGTTCGTCAGATTAATACCACTGGTTCAGATGTAGGAGAAACATGGCAACGAGGTGATCTACTTTGGGCACATCCTACTCAACCCGGAAAATTAACTAAATTTAGACCAACAGCTCCTGCAGTTTCTGTCTCAGTTGCAGCTGTTTTAAAAGCTGACGCTGCGCTTGGTATTTTATTAGTAAGACCAACTATCTTTCCTCGACTATTTTATGGAACTTTCTCAAGTTCAACTACACAATCTGCACCAACTATAAATACACCACATCAAGTTCATTTTGAAAATACTGAAATTAGTAGCGGAGTGAGGATTTCAAACGGCGGTCAAATTGTAACAGATCATGCTGGTCTTTATTCTTTTGATTTTAGGCTCCAGTTAACATCTTCAAATTCATCATCTAAGAATATTTATATTTGGGCCAGAAAGAATGGAACTGATATTCAACGCAGTGCCTCTAAAATTACGATAGTAGGCAATGGTGTAGAACTTGTCCCTTCTTGGAGTTTTACAGTAAGTATGCAACCTTTAGATACATTTGAACTAATGTATGCTGTGGATGATACGGCTATTTTAATTAACGCTCCAGCTCCTACAGCTTTCTGTCCTGCTACACCATCGGCTACCATACGTGTTAGTCAAATTAATCTATAAAAGGCACATATGAAACCAGCACACTTAGACTTAGAAGTATTTAAAGGTTCGACTTTCTTAAAACAAATTCAATGGAAAACTGGTACTCCAGCTATTCCGGTTAATCTTACAGGCTATAAAGCAAGAATGCAGATTCGTAAGTCTGTCAATGATAGCACAATCTTGGATTCACTTACAACAGAAAACTCTAGACTTTCTATTTATGCGCCTACAGAAGGAAGAGTAAGTATTAGCATTGCTGCTGATATCTCTTCTGCATATACTTTCACAAGTGGAGTCTACGATTTAGAATTGGTCGCTCCAGATGAAGTCACAGTCTATCGAATCCTAGAAGGCTGTTTCTCAGCTAATCCAGAGGTGACTAGATGATTGAAACAACTGTAAGTGAAACAATTATTGAAACTATCGTAGTTTCAGAAGATACTGAACCTCAGGTAATTATTGTTACTATAGATGAACCTCAGGTAATTGTTGAAGTTAACGAACCCGGACCACAAGGTATTCAAGGTGTACAAGGCGAAGCAGGCTCTAGCTCAATTGAAACTTTAACAGATGTTGATACGACTATCAAACTTAACGGTTCAATTTTAGTTTACTCAACTGTATCAGAAAAATGGGTTGCAACAACCCTTCTCGAAAACCAGAGTGTTGAATCTGGACATTATTAAATCAAGGAAAAATTATGGCTTCAATCGTAAGAATTAAACGCTCTGACGTATCAGGTAATCCCGCTACACTCGGTCAAGGTGAATTAGCCTATTCAGCTTTAGCTGATAATGGCTCAAACGGTGGTGATCGTCTATACATTGGTATGGGAACAGAGACAGCGGGTAATGCTGTCAATCACATTGTAATCGGTGGTAAATTTTTCACTGATGCTATTACTGCTGCTACCAATGCCAATACTGCCTCTACGCTAGTTAAGCGAGATGCTTCTGGTAACTTCTCAGCTGGTACAATTACTGCAGCTTTGACTGGTAATGCCAGTACTGCTACAAAATGGGCTACTGCTCGTAATCTATCTCTTACTGGTGACGGTACAGCTACTCTATCTTCAGTGGATGGTTCTGCCAACGTTTCTGGTGCTTTGACTTTAGCTACTGTTAACTCAAACGTAGGTTCTTTTGGTGGCTCTACTGCTATTCCGGTCATTACAGTTAATGCTAAGGGTCTTGTAACTGGTGTAACCACTGCAAGTATCTCTTCAAGCTTGACAATTGGTACAACTACTATCGCACTAGGTGCTACACAGACAGCTCTTGCAGGTCTAACAGAGTTAACCGTAGATAATTTGAATTTCAATGGTAATTCTATCACAGCTACAAATGCCAATGGTGATATCGTTATTAGTCCTAATGGTACTGGTACTGTAGACGTTGCAGCCCACAGAATTACAGGTGTCTCATCCCCTGTCAATGCAACTGACGCTGCTAACAAAGCTTACGTAGACAATGCTATTTCTGGTCTAGATTGGAAAGCCTCTGTAAACCTACTCGCTTCAACTAACATTGCTCTCACAGGTGCTACCAATTCATTAGTTATTGATGGACATACTGCCTTAGATTCTACAGATAACGATTACCGTATTTTACTAACTGGTCAAACAGTTGCAGCAAATAATGGTATCTATGTTTATACTGATAACGGAAGTACTTACACCTTAACCAGAGCTGTAGACGCAGATACTTATCAAGAGCTAATTGGTACTTCAGTGTTCGTACTTGAAGGTACAGTTTATGCTAATACTGGTTGGGTTCAGTCTAATCACTACTTAACAGATTTCTCTGGTCAAGTATGGACGCAATTCTCAGGCGCTGGCTCTTATGTTGCTGATGGTGGTTTAACGCTTGTTGGTAACGTATTCGCTGTAGGTCAAGGTCTTGGTATTACAGTTAATGCTAATGATATTGCTCTTGCAAGTTCAGTAGCTGGTGCTGGTCTTACATACACAACAGGTGTTCTCGCAGTTGGCGGCACTGCAGATCGCATTACAGTTAATGCAGACTCTATTGATATTGCATCTACTTACGTAGGTCAATCAAGTATTACTACACTTGGTACAATTACCACTGGTGTTTGGAGTGGTACTACTATTGCTACTACTAAAGGTGGTACAGGCTTGACAAGTTATGCAACTGGTGATATACTATATGCTAGTGCTTCAAATACTCTAAGCAAGTTGACAATTGGAGCAAGTGGTCAAGTATTACAAGTTAATGGTTCAGGTATTCCTACTTGGGCGGATATTGACGGCGGTACGTACTAATTAAACAAGGGCAGTTTTTACTGCCCTTTTCCTTTATTAAGGGTCTATATGGCAAGCAAGATTATTCTTAAAAAGTCCGCTGTATCTGGTAAGGTTCCAGTTCTGGCTGATCTCGAATTTGGTGAAGTAGCTTTGAATTATGCAGATGGTGCATTATTCTATAAAAAAGCTGATAATACTATTCAGAACTTAATTACCTCTGGAGGTGGAGGTGGGAGTAGTGTTTCTAGTTTTAATACCAGAACTGGAGCTGTGACACTTACCTCATTAGATGTAACTACAGCTTTAGGTTTTACTCCGGGAGTTGGAGATGTAACATTAACTACAACACAGACGTTAACCAACAAGACAATTAATTCTGGTATTTATTCTGGAACTATTGATTATTCAGGATCACAACGAGCGAATACAACTGCAATAGCAGCCCTAGATATTGATGCAACATTAGGTAATTTCTTCACTAAAACTATTACTACTAATAGCACATTTACTTTTAGTAATGCACCTGCATCAAAAGTATATAGTTTTGTATTAGAGTTGACTCATACCAGTGGAACTATCACATGGCCTGCAAATGTAGTGTGGCCTGCAGATACAGCGCCAACTTTAACAACAGGAAAAGTTCATCTATTTGTATTTATTACAGACGATGGTGGAACAAAATGGCGGGGAGCTTCTCAAATTAACTATGGGACTTAATATATGAACAATGTTTCTAATAATTTATTAATGGCAGCAAGTTCTAGTACTACACCTGTGCCCTATCAGAATTGGGTTCGTAGAACCTATTCACCGTTCGGTGGTAGTGCAATTTCAAACTATTATTATGATTCTGTAACAAATATTAATTTCTTCCTAGGCGGTGCTGCTGTAAGAACTACAAATCCTACTACATGGTTCGATTGGGGTAGCTCTAGTTTTGCAGGAACCTCAATTTATTCAATTGAAAAAATAAGCACAAAATATATTGGAGCGGGCTCTTATAGCCTAGAGGCAGCTATTTCTGAAAGTACCGATGGAATTACTTGGACAAATAGTGCTGCAAGTCCGTTCTACACAAAAACTGCAACAGCAGCTGCTTATTCTCCAGAGTTAAATTTACATATAACTGTTGGTATTAAAGGTGCAGTAAGAATTACTGGTGATTTTATCACATGGTCTGTAATTCCACTCCCTATTAATCAAAATTTTTATGATATTGTATGGACAGGGACTCAGTTCGTTATAGTTGGAGCTTTAGGTAGTATTGCAACATCCCCTGATGGAATTAATTGGACAGCAAGAGCTTCAGGAATAACTAATGATCTTTATACTGTACAATACGGTAATTCTATTCTTGTTGCTGGATCTTCAAGTTCAGATTCCTTAGTTAGTTCTGATGGTATAACTTGGGCTGCATATATGTTTCCTGTCGGAAGTATAGCAGTGAATTCAATTACGTGGTCAAGTACATTAAATAAATTTTTAGCCGCTACAACACGAAGCTCAGTTGGTGGATTGTACTCATCAATAGATGGTCAAACGTGGACTTCTGTTTATACCTTTGGTGTCGGTATTTCTTATATTCTATGGGCTAATGGCCGATTTGTGGCGGTTGGATATGGGGCTATAAATTATAATATTTTAACAAGTACAGATGGTATAACATGGAGTGTTTATGGTGCCCCTACAGGTGCAAATGCTGTAGGTTGGTCACCCCTATATAATACATGGGTTGTTGGAGGTAATACTGTTCTTTACACAAGTCCAGATGGTACAACTTGGACTACAGGTGCCACTGTTAATTATCAAGCTGCAGATTTTAATTGGATAAATGGAAAATTCTACTTAATTTCCACTACTGGTTATATATTAAGTAGTCCTGATGTGTCTACTTGGACTATTATTCATAGAACAAGCTACGGTGCTTTTAATGCTCTTGTAAAAAATAATACAGCATTGGTTATTACAGGTACAAACAGTCCATCTTTCGTATATGACGCTGATACTGGAATATGGAGATATACTAATACATGGAGAAACATTAACTCTGTATGTTACTCTCCTTCAGGATATATTGGTGTTGGACCTGCAGGTGTAGTTTACTCTAGTTCAGATGGTCTAAATTGGACTCAAATTGCAAGTATAACAACTGATGATTTATACTCTATTATTTGGACGGGTGATCAATTTATTACTGTAACCTCTAATGGTAAAATTTTCACATCAACTAACTCTACTACATGGACTCAGAGAACTTCATTTACAACTTACTCCTTAAAATCAATTGCAAAATCAGATTCAATGTACGTAGCTGTAGGACAACTTGGAGCACTTGGGTCAAGTCCTGACGGTATTACTTGGACAGCAAGATTCTCACCTATAACGTCTACTTTAAGTTCAGTAAAGTATAATTCAACTTTAGGTACATTTATAGTTGTAGGTGATAGTGGAGTAGTTTTACTAAGTTCAGACGGTATTGATTGGAATACTGTTGCAGGGAACTATACAATATCTGGTTTTAGTTCTGCTTATTCTCCGTCTTTAAATATGTATGTTGTAGTTGGAACTGCAGGTATGCTTCGTAGTTCCTACGATGGTATCAATTGGACTACAAGAAACTCTGGAACTACTACTGCATTTTCTAGCGTAACTTACGGTAATGGAATTTTTGTTGCTGTTGGAAGTGCAGGTATGGTTCGTACAAGTACAGATGGTATTACTTGGACAGCAAGAACTTCTGGTGTAGCTTCTGCTTTATCTACAGTAACATGGGATGGTAACTTATTCATTATTAATGGAGCTTCTGGTATTACCCTGACTAGTTCAGACGGTATTAATTGGGCAAATAGTGTATTAAATCCTACACTGAGTGGACTAAGTTCAGCTTATTCTCCATCTTTAAATATGCACGTATTAACTGGTACAAATAGCTCACTTCTTACAAGTACTGATGCAGTGAACTGGAGAGCTAGGCTTTTGTATAAATCTGCAGAAACAATTTCAGGTAGTATTTGGGCCTCAACAAAATTTATAGCTCCTGTTGCTGCTACTGCAAGTACTTATTATAGTAGCACCGATGGTGTTACTTGGGTGAATCATGCCGCAAATACTGCTTTATCTGGCAAGGCGGCATATTCTCCAACTTTGAATAGGACCGTAGCTATAGGGGCTTCTGGAACAATTATTGTAAGTTCAGATGGTCTTCGTTGGAATAAGATTCCACCGTTAAATAGTCTTGCTTTTACACAGGTAATATGGGGTGGTAGTCAATTCATAGCTATTGCTCCATCTGGTACAATTATTACTAGTAGTGATGGTTTGACTTGGACGGTAAGAACTTCAGGGACAGTTAGTACATTAAGTGCTATAGCATATAACGGAAGTAAATATGTAATTGTAGGCACAAGAACTCTTTTAACATCAACAGACGGAGTTACATGGACTGTTAATACACCCATGTCAACTGATTTTTTCACAATTGTTTGGAATGGCAGTCTGTTTATAGCTGCAGGACTTTCAGGAGCAATTCAAACATCGCCTGATGGAATTACTTGGACAGTTAGAACATCTGGTACAACTAACCAATTTTCAGGTAGTGCTTATGGTGTTGGATTATCTGTCCTTACAGGTTTAACTGGAACGATTAAAACATCTCCTGATGGCATTACTTGGACAACTAGAACATCTAATACTACATCAACACTGAATGATGTAGTATTTTCTGGGAGTTTGTTTGTGGCTGTAGGTGCTGCAGGCGTAATTAGAATATCTAATGATGGACTTAATTGGACTACTGTTACATCGCCAACAACTCAAACTTTGAATACCGTGGTATATACTGCAGATATGTTTATAGCAACAGGTGCTGCAGGAACTATTATCACTTCAACCGATGGTTCTACATGGGTAATTCGTAGTTTACCGGGTAGCGTTACAGGTCAACTTAGTACAGCATGGAATGGAAGTTTAGCTGTAGTAGTTGGCAGTGGAGGCTCAATTAGAACAACTACTGATGGAATCACAGCTATTGCAAGAACTTCAGGAACTTCTGCCGTTTTAAACTATGTGATATGGGGTGGCAGTCAATTTGTAGCTGTTGGAGCTTCTGGTACGATTCTTACATCACCTAATGGTGTTACTTGGACTGTACGAACTTCGGGTACAGCTAATGCTTTATATAGTGTGGCATGGACTGGAACTCAGTACATAGTAATGGGAGCGTCAGGAAGAGTTCTTTCCAGTGTAGATGGCATTACATGGACTGGTATAACTATTTCTGATACTAATACCTATTATTCTGTTCAATGGGATGGTTCAAAATTCGTAGCAGTAGGTGGAACAACGTCTGCCAAAATTATTACCAGTACAGATGGCATAACATGGTCAGATGTCACCCCAAGCTCTATTTCAAGTTTGAACGGTTCTTTGTATAGTTTAACATATACAGGTACTAAATACGTTGCCGCAGGCAATTGGGGAATGATTCTAACCAGTACGGATGGTACTAATTGGACAGTTCTTTCTAATGGTCTTCGAAATATCACTACTACTTTTTACGGTACAGCTAAAGGTATTAACCAATCCGTCACTGTTGGAGGTACTGGAACAGTCCTTCGAACTATAGATCAAGCTACAAGCTTAACTATACCATCTATTACTACTAGTGCACTTTATGATGTAGTTTGGAATGGAAGTATCTATGTAACTGTTGGAGCGACAGGTGTAATCTTTACATCTCCAGATGGCATTACTTGGACATCAAGAGTGTCCGGTACTACCGGAACTTTTAATAGTATTACATGGACAGGTTCAGAATTTATTGCAACAGGTACTTCGACAAGAAAAAGTACAGATGGTATAACTTGGACTGCAGGCCCCAATCTTAGTACTATGTACAGTGTACGAACATATCCAAATTTGGTATTAGCTGCTGGTCTAAGTTACTCAATTTGGACTGCAATTTAAAAGGAACATATGTACGCATATATTGAAAACAACAAGTTTATTCGATGGGTTGATTTGAAAAAAGATTACCCAAATATTTCATTTCCTTCTGTCATTACTTCATCTAATTTACCAGATGGTGTTGTGATGGTTGAAATGAACAACCCACCTCTCATTCCAAATATCGATGAAAATATTATTAGAAAAGATGAGCCTATTCTAGTAAATAATACTTGGAAATTGGACTATGAGTTTCAAAAGAAAAGTCCAGAAGAGTTTCAGATAATTATTCAGGAAGTATCTAATCAAGTAAGACAGACACGTAACGAATTACTCTCTGAAACCGATTGGACTCAACTATCAGACTCACCTGTGGATAAAGAGGTTTGGGCTATCTATAGACAATCTCTTCGAGATATTAGCACTCAGGAAGGATTTCCTTTCAATATTTTATGGCCTATTAAGCCTTAATAGTAAAGAAATCAGGTGGAACTAATAATTTCACTTGATTTTCCTACAAAAATATGGTATAATTATGTTTAAATATGCATTTTAATGGAGAGCTAATGGTACAATTAAATAAAGCTAATAGCTACGCTCCTACAGAAGCTATGCGTAACAATGCTCGTAGAGGTTTAGCCTTACGTGAGAAGTGGAATAGGGGTGGTTTAGATGCCTCCCAAGCTAAGTCTGAAGGTGTTGGTTCTGGTGTTGCCAGAGCAAGAGACATCATCAATGGTAGCCTTTCCCTAGATACAGTCAAACGCATGTATGCTTTCTTTAGCAGACACGAAAAGAACTATGCACCTAAAAAGAAGATGCCCGATGGTGGTCCGACTGCTGGTACTATCGCATGGTTACTTTGGGGTGGTTCTTCTGGTCTAGCATGGGCACGTAGTATTTTACGTGAACAGCAGATTCTGAAGTCTTACATTAAAGAGATTACAGAAGATGAATTAAATTCTGAAGATAGTCTACTTGGTGTGAAAATGCCAATTACAAAAGCTACCGATGAAGAATTAAAGCAAGCTACGTTTATCGTAATGGCTCCTGATGAAGTTGATCTTCACGGTGATATTACTACAGAACAAGAAGTTCGTAAAGCTTGTCACAACTTTAATAAGTATAGTATGAAAGCTAATCTGTTTCACTTAGTTGAGACAAATACTTTTGAATTCTGTGAAAGTTATGTGTGCCCTTCCGATTTTGTCCTTGGTGATAAATTCGTCAAGAAAGGTACTTGGGTAGCTACAGTACAATGTTTAGATGATAGTTTATGGGCACTGATTAAATCAGGAGATATTAACGGTCTAAGTATTGGAGCATTAGCTGCAGTAGAAACAATTGAAGAGGAAGATTAATGGCTACACGTAAAGCAAAAAGAAAACTCTCAGATATTTCATTTGAGAAAGAAGGCGCTCACGTAGCGTTAACATCTAAAGAACAAGGCGGTCCTGCTAATGGTCACGATTATGCCTTAGTTCTGAAGGCAAATAAGTTTAGTGAAGAATTTGTACAAAAAATGCAACAAGTTCGAGTCACTATGGAACTACCGGACTTTCTATCTAAGTTCTTTGGTATGTGGTCTGAAGATGCTAAAGTACTAGCAACTATGATGGGTTATGTTGAACCTGCAGACACACAAGCAATGGAAAACGAAGAAGCTCAAGCTGAAGTTCAAGACTGGATTAAAGCTCGTATGGAAGCTTTTGAAATCCTCAAGTCTGCTCACGAAGCTGAAAGCCTAGCTGAAGTTCTTTCCGAATTAGATGAAACCGAATATCTAGCAATGCTAAATGACCAAGCTCTAATTGAGAAGGCATTTAATAAAGCTAACGAATCTACAACCGATGCTACTGCACAGGTTGGCGATACCTCACCCGCATGCGAGGTTATTAAAGAAGAGGTATCCACCTCTGTTGTAAACGTAGAATTGGAGAAATCTAACATGGATGAAGACCTAAAAGTCGAAACCGTTGAAAAAGCTCAATTCGAATTAGTACAAAAAGCTCTTGAAGAGCAAAAAGTACAGCTCGAAAAAGCTATGGAAACAATTGCTCAGTTTGAAGCCGAGAAGAAAGCTGCTGTAGAAAAAGCCCGTAAGAGCGAACTAGTAGAAGCAATCAAAGACGAAGCTAAAGCTGAAACCCTATTTAAAGCTGTTAAGGACGCTTCTGACGAAGACTTCCAAGCAGTTGTAAAGACTCTAGCTGACATTCAAAAGTCAGTTGAGGAATCTGCTCTATTTAACGAGCAAGGTGCTTCTACTCAAGAAGAACCTGTTATTCAAGAATCCGCTGTGGCAAAAGTATTAAAAGCCAAGCTCACTAAATAATTTTATTAATTGGAGAAATAATTATGGCAAATCCATTTGCAACAGAAGCAAAACGTCTTTCTAACGTTGTTAAACAAGAACTATGGCCTGAAAGTGGCTATACCCGTGCAGTTCTAACTGTTACAGGTACAGACATTGTTCCCGGTACTCTATTAGATGCTGATGGCGTTGCTGCTGTAGCTGCTGATGTAGTTGGTATCGCTATGCAAGAAGCAAGCGGCACTAACGTTAAAGTTCTAGCCCTCGTAAAAGGCCCAGCTATCGTATCTAAGGGCGGTATTGTTCTAGGTGCTTGCGTAGCTGCTGATGTATACGCTGCTCTAGAAGCCAAGGGTATCGCAGTTAACGATGCAGTCTAATCTGCATTTATCTAACAACTTATAAGGAATATATAACATGGCACAAGTACGTAGCTTTGAAAAACCATTTGAACTCGTTGATTATACACAAGAACTACTTTTAGTTCCTAATAAATGGGGTCTAATCAATGAACTCGGCATCTTCCGTGACGAATCTGTATCCCAGCATTCTGTTACCGTTGAAGCCAGCGAAGGCACACTAGGTCTAGTAACTGACCAAGTTCGTGGCGCTCGTAACACTATGAACAAGGACGACACACGTAACCTACGTTCATTCGCTATCCCCCACTTCCCTCTAGATGACGCTATCAAGCCACAGGACATTCAAGGCAAACGTGCCTACGGTTCTGCTGACATGGCTGAAACTGAGGCTGCTGTTATCGCTCGTAAGCTAGAGCGTATCCGCATGAACCACGCTGTAACTCTAGAAGCTGCTCGTGCTTATGCCCTTACAACTGGCGCTATCTACGCTCCTAACGGCACTGTAGCTGGTAACTTCTACACTGACTTTGGCGTAACCCGCAAGTCTATCGACTTCGTTCTAGGCACCAGCACAACTGACCTAACAGCTAAGTCTGAAGAAGGTATTGCTCACATTCAGGACAACATCCTAAGTGGCGAAGTAGTTAACGAAATCATCGTTCTCTGCTCACCAGCTTTCTTCGGCAAGCTAATCAGCCACGCATCTGTTAAAGAAGCTTACAAGTACTACACCAGTACCCAAGAGCCTCTACGTAACCGTCTAGGTTCAGGCGTATATCGTCGTTTCGTACACGGTGGTGTTACCTACATCGAATATCGTGGCAGCTACAACGGTACAGCTCTAATCCCTGCTGGCGAAGCTTACATGCTACCTACAGGCACTAACGATATGTTCATCAGCTACTTCTCACCTGCTAACAAGTTCACACACGTTAACACTCTAGGTGAAACTGCTTATGCATTCACATACCGTGATCCTAAGGATTCAGAAATCACTATTGAAACTGAGTCTAACTTCTTGAACCTAGTTCGTCGTCCCGGCGCTCTAGTCAAGCTAACAACTTCTAACTGATAGTTGAGATTGCCCCCCTCACGGGGGCTTTCTAACATAAGCATTGCATTGTAACATACCGAATGTTAGATTCAGTTCTTATGTTAGGAATATAAACAAAGGAAACATTATGACAATTCACGCACTTCGTATGGAACTAGGTGACACTGATGTTACTTTGCCTATCATGTCAGATACAGAATATCGCTACTTCTTAGACAAAAATGATTGGTCTATTCGTAGAGCTGCCTTAGATGCTGCTAAAAGTATTCTCCTAAAACTATCAATGCGTTCAGACGAATCAGTTGATATTTTTAGTGTAAAAGGAACTGGTACAGCAAAGCAATACATGCAAGCTTTACAGATGTACATTAAAAATCCTGATCTAAATCAGAACTTACAAAACCTGCAAGGTTATGCCGGTGGTGTCAGTATTAGTGACATGCGAGCAAATGATGCTGCAACAGATAATAACGTTATTGTACAACCTTCTACTTCCCCAAGTTTTCCAACTAGCTTTTTCGGAATTTGAGGTACTAGATGAATCAATTCTTAATCTCAAGCAAACGATTGATTGAAGCTCACGGTGAGTCTATGGTTTACTCTGTAGTCACTGAAGGCGAGTACGATGTAGAAACTGGTCAAACTATTAATACAGAAACTGCATATACAGTTAAGATGTACAAAAAGCATATTAATGCAACTCAGTATAACTATCCTAACTTGGTTGGCAGAACGTCTGCAATGTTCTATCTAGTTAACACTGATATCGCTTTTGTTCCCTCTGTCAACGACAAGATTACAGTTAACTCTGAGACATTCGTTATCAACTCTATTGTAGAGCACAGAGCACAACACGAACTTGCATTGTATCGTATTATTGCAATTAAGGGTTAATCATGATCAAGTGCGATACTTCCAAATTAGAACAACAATTAAAGAAGTTCCACGAAGAGGCCATCAAGAAACTTGAAGGCATGGTAAAAAGATTTACGTTTTCAATAGTAAGCAAAGCAATCGATAATACTCCAATTGGTAGTTTAGAGGCTAATTTAGATTTGTATTTAAAACGTCAAACAGACTCACAATGGCAATCTTACGGATTACAGCCTATTCCCGGTTTTGCTAAAGGCTCTTGGCGTGTATCTCTCGATGGTACATTAGAGATGCAAGAATTATACGGAGTCGCTGCTGGAGAAACAGCCGGTGATTTATCCAGAGCTGAAATGAGTTCCTACAAGTTAGGTGATACTGTCATGATCAGTAACTTTGGCCCTTATATTCGTAATATCAATAATCCATCAGACAGAGCAAGTAAACAAACGCAAGGTCAAGGTGTACTGCCACCTACGTTGGATGCTATTATGAACATCTATCAGTATCGTTTGGACGACTACTATGTGATGAAACGTGCAGATGGTTTTTAATAAGGCAAGCTAATGGCAATTATAGAAGTTAAAAGAGCTGCTGAAAGGCACTTAAAGAATTTAACTCCTGTTGTATCTACAGCATGGGAAGGTGTTAGTTTTACGCCTCCATCTGATCTATACCAGAGAGTTCAGTTTATGATTCAAAGGCCCACTGATCCAGTATTAGGTAGAGGGTTTCATAGAGAAAATATTACAATGCAAGTCTTTATTGTAGGAGCTACAAACAAAGGAACTGCAGAAGTAATTAATCGTGCAGAATTAATTCGAGAGCATTTTAGCAAAGGCTTTACGGCGCTAGAAGGTAACGTAAGAATTCATGTACTTAGCACACCTCAGATTGCTGGTAATTCAGTAGTTTCAGATCGGGTTATTTGCCCTGTGTTAATCGAATTAGTTGCAGAAGTTTATTCTAACTAATCAACGGGTTTTCTGATACCTTTAAATCAGTCATTTTGCAAAATGAATTAATTGGAGAAATATATATGGCAATCGCAAAAGGCACAGCTAAACAAGTTGGCTACAAAAAAGAAACTACTTGGGGTACTATTGCTGGTGCATCCGGTGGTAAATTACTTCGCAGAGTTACTGCTAGTTTCAACCTCAATAAAGAAACCTACGAATCAAATGAAATTCGTACAGACCGTCAAGTAGCGGACTTCCGTCACGGTGTACGTAGTGCAGCTGGTACTCTAAATGGTGAACTATCTCCTGCAACCTACTCTGATTTCATGGGTTCTATCGTTGGTAAGGACTTCGCAACTGCACCTTCCGCTGTGACTGTTTCAGTAACTATCGCTGCTTCTGGTACATTATACACTGTAACTCGTGCTGCTGGTTCATACATTACTGACGGTTTCCAAGTTGGTATGGTTGTTCGTTTAAGCGTAGGTACTCTAAACGCTGCTAACATCAACAAAAACCTATTGATCGCTTCTATGACTGCCACTGTCCTAACAGTTGCTGTTGTAAACGGTTCTACAATGGTCGCTGAAGGCCCAATCGCTGGTTGCACTGTAACTGCTGTTGGTAAGTCTACTGCTGTTCCATTAACAGGTCACACAGACCAATCCTATTCTATCGAAGAATGGTATGCTGATATCGCTCAGTCAGAAGTTTACACTGGTATGAAAGTTAATAGCGTAGCTGTTCAACTTCCTGCGACTGGTCTATCAACTATTGACATTGGCTTCATGGGTAAAGACCTTGGCCTAACTGGTACTACACAATACTACACATCACCTGCTGCTCAAAGTACTAACGGTATTTTTGCTGCTGTAAACGGTGTAATGCTTGTACAAGGTAATCCAGTTGCTCTAGTAACTTCTGCAGACTTCACTATTGAACGTGCTTCTGAGAATGCTACTGCTGTTGGTTCTAACTCTGTTGCTGACATTTTCACTGGTCGTATCCGTGTTACTGGTAATATGAGTGTTTACTTCCAAGATGCTACTTTCCGTGGCTACTTTGATACAGAAACTCCAGTATCTCTAGTACTTGCTTTGACTTCAAACTCAACTGCAACCTCTGAGTTCGTTACATTCACCCTACCAAAAGTTAAGCTATCTAGCTTCAACGTAGATGATGGTGAACTAGGTGCTGTAGCTTCTACTAGCTTCCAAGCTCTATTGAACGATGTAACAACTGCCGGTCTACCAGCAACTACAATTCAAATCCAAGATTCTCTAGCTTAATAGTTATTGAAGATAAGGCCTCCAGTTAACGCTGGGGGCTTTTTTATTTGTATTTAACATCTTGATTTTCTTAGAATAATATGCTATAATTGTAATTCAATAGCGGGATAAATCCCATTTTTCATAACATTGAAAGGAAATATTATGTCATTTGACCTAAGTAAAAACAATTTTGCAGAGTCTGCAGAAGCCGGTTACGAATTCGAACTAAAGCTTCCCGGTACTGGCGAAGGCACTGGTGCTTTTATTACCATCCGTGGTGATCAATCTAAGACCGTTAAAGCCTATGCTCGTAAGAAGTATGCAGAGTTTAAACTAAAAGAACAACAAGCGAAACGCCGTGGTAAAGAAGCCGAGGACATGACGCTAGACGAAGCCGAAGAATTAGCGATTGAATCAGCTATCGTTCGTGTTATCGATTGGAAAGGTATTGCCGAGAACGGTAAAGATGTGCCTTTCAGTAAAGAAAATGCAGAACGTATCTTCAAAGAACACCCTTGGATTCGTGAAGCGGTAACGGAGGAATCTGGTCAACTCTTGAATTTTCGCCCCAAGTGAACTAGATGAAGCAGTTGCTTATGCAAAACAAGAGTTCAACTTTGGTAGGAAATCTAAAGATGGGTCAACATTGCGTGATCAACTGCAGTCTGTATGGAGGCAAACAGGGCATAAGCCTAAAGAATTAGAAGACTTATTAGAACTACCTGAGAGTTGTGTTTACGTGTGGAAATGGTTTATTGACCTACATAATGCACGAGGTTCGAGTGGTTTTGGTATTAATCCGATTTCTTATGTAGAAATAAAAGCTTATTTTGATTTAATCGATACCCAACCAGAAGAGTGGGAAGTTAATATCATAAAGCGTTTTGACAACGAGGCTTTACTGGCTTATGCTAAAGAAGCTAAAGAGGCCGAAAAAAGAAATCAGCAACAGAAGTAATAAGTAAATTGGCTAGGGTAGCTCCCGAAAAGTTCATTATCCACTGAACCTGCCTATTTATGTTAGTGGATATGTTAGGGATAACATGGAAAAAGTTTGTTCTAATTGTAATCAAATAAAATTGTTCTCGGAGTTTCATAGACGTAATGATAGTTCAGATGGCTATGCTGGAAGATGTAAGCAATGTAAGAAAAAGCAAGATTCATTCCAGTATTTAAAGACAAGGGATAGACGTCTAAGATATCAAAAGACTTACACTGAAACTAATATTAACTCTGTAACTGCATATCAAAAATCTTGGTATAAAAATAATAAAAGTAAGGCAGTAGCCTTATCAAATAAAAGAAGAGCAAGAAAATTACATGCAACTCCAAGATGGCTAACTAAACAAGATTTACTTAGCATTGAAATAGAGTATGAACTTGCACGTTGGTGCTCTACAGTAATGGGTATACCCTATGAGGTAGACCATATCGTTCCACTACAGGGTAAGACTGTTTGCGGACTGCATGTTCCTTGGAATCTACAAGTATTACCTAAAACATTAAATCGGCTGAAAAGCAACAAATTCTAACAGTAAGCCTCCTAACCGGAGGCTTTCTTATATGTATTATTCGTAGTAGATATAAGAAAGATTTATACTGTATAAATACAAAACTGGAGCATAATATGGCACTAAATTTAGAAGAACTACGTTTTGTTGTTGATACAACAGAATTAGATGCTGCCGCTAAGAAGATCAGTGCATTAGGTGATGCACTTAATAAAGTTAATAAACCTGTAAAAGAATCTGCGATTAATGCAGAGAAACTGGCACAAGCTCAAGCTAATACGGCAGAAGCTACAGCCAAAGCAGAACTAGCTGCAACTAAGGCTGCTCTAGCCGCTGAGAAGCTAGGTAAGGCTCAGGATACTGCTACAGACTCTTCTAAGAAGGGTATGACCATTCTAGAACGCCAAGTTACAATCTTAGAGAACATGGCTAAAGGTTATTCTAGAGGTGATGCTTCTATTTTAGCTACAGCTAAGGCTATGGGTGTAGCTAATGAAGAACTAGCAAAGATTGGTGAAACTCGTCAAGCTCAACGAGCACTAACAGGTGCTGACCCATTCGATAAAAGTCAAGGTGCTATTGAAGCATGGACTAATAAACTAAAAATTGCAGCTGAGATGGATAGTCTTTATGCTCAAGGATTAGGTTTAACAAAAACACAACTTAAAGAACTTGCCATTGAAAAGCAACGCTTAATTACGTTAGCTGATATGGAAGGCAAGACACTTAAAGATGCAGAGACTGAGTATAGAAAATTAATTGGTATTGCAGCTAATCTTGCTCAACAAGAAAATGCCTTAACAACCTCTTTACGCCAGAAAGATAAGGCATTAACAGATTCTGCAAAAGCTGCAGCTTATGTTGCAGATGCTGACGCTCGTTTAGCTGCAGCTTTGGACGTATCTAATGCAAAACTTGATAAAGCTGGCAGTGATGCTCTCGTTAAATATGAGAAGAATTTACGTTTAATGGGCCTAAGCTCAGATGAAGCCGCTGCTAAATTGGCGCATGCTAAGACTCAATTTGATGCTATCGCAGATAAGAAACAAGCTGATAAACTCCAATACCTTGCTCGTGCTATCTCTGTGCAAATGGGCGACGTTGGTATCTCCTTAGCTTCTGGTATGAATCCGTTGTTGGTTATGATCCAACAGGGTGATCAGATTCGTGGTGCTATTCAACAAGCCGGTGCTTCAGGTAAAGAACTTGAGAAAGCCATGAGTGGTGCTGCAACTCAGATTGCTACATCATTTATGCAGACTGCTCAAGCAATGGGTGGTTTCTTTGTTAGTGCAATTAAAAGTGCAGGGTCTGCTGTTATTGATGGTCTGGTAGCACCTTTTAAAAGACTAGGAGAGTCTAGAGAAGCTTTGAAACAACTAGATGAAGGCATAATTTCTACTCTTAGATATTCCAGATTAATGGAAGTATCTGGAGGACGAATGCTTCAGTCTTTTATAGCTTTGGGCACAGTTATTGCAGTTGTGGCTGTCGCAGGTTTAGTTGCATATGGTATGGCTTTAAAGGAAGTAATCAAACAAGAAGCAGATCTAAGCAAAGCTGCTAATCTTTCCGGTGGTAGTTTAGGTTTAACAACTAATAAAGCACAAGAGCTTGCTAATGCTTTTGCCGGTGTAAAAGGCAATGTGGGAGACTACATGGGAGCTATTACTGAGGCTGCTAAAGCTGGTAATATTACCTCTGACAATTTACAAACAGTTACCTCTGCAGCTATTAATTTGAATAAAGCTGCGGGAGTCAGTATTGAATCTACAGTTAAAGAGTTTAGTAAATTAGCTGATAAACCTACAACAGCCCTTATTGATCTAGCTAAAACTACTGGTCTAATCGACCCAGAGATTTTAAAAGTAGTAGACAGTTTAGAAAGACAAGGTAAAAAAGCTGAAGCTGCAGCAATTGCTACACGAGCTTATGCTGATGCACTAAATAAAGCATCCGGTACTATTCAAAACGACATGGGATATTTAGAAGGATTCTTTAAAGGTATTGCAGAAGCTGCTACTTCTATGTGGAATGCTATTCTTAATGTAGGTAGAAAAGGTACGCTTACTAGTCAACTAGAGACTGCTAAGAAAGAACTTGAAGGTCTAAAAAGTGGTGCATGGTTTGAAGGTGGTATAGCTGGTACTGGTATCATGACAGAGCAATACCGTAAAAACTCTATACAAGTCCAAGAAGCTGTTATTGCTGGTATTGAAAAAGAGATTGCAGCTCAGAAAAAATTAGCTGACGAAAAAGAAGCAAATAATAAAGCTGCAAAAAAGATAGAAGAAGATATTGCTAAAAGACAAGCAATGGGTGGTTTTACTGCACCAAAAGATTTAAAACTTGAAGAATTAAAAACTAATTATTCTAATACTCTTAAAGAGATTGACGCAGATACTAACAAACTTCTTACCGAAAGTAAGAACCGTTATGCTTTAGGGTTAACAGATACTGGCGATTTTCTTTCAGAAGAACTAACTTTAATTCGTGATCAGAACAATAAAAAATTATCTGAAAATGATAAATATATTGCAGCCTTAGAAAAAGCTCGTTCTGATCAAGAAGCTAAGATTAAAGCAGAAGGTGCTAGAGCTATCTTTGTGGGTGGTGTAGCAAAGTCTGATGCTGAAACAAAGAAAATGAAAGATGCACTAGATCAGTTAAATGCTATTTATAAAAACTTAATAGAGACAGTAAAAACTAGTAATTCTGTTATTGCAGATAAATCTGTAGAGCAGCAAACTAAAGCATTAGATAATCTTGGTCAATATACTAAAAAAGTTATTGAAGGTTCTAAAGAATTTGCAAGAACTTTAGAAGATACTGCAACTAAGCGTAAATTGCAGATTGATCTTGAGAATCAGTTAGCTGGTTTATCAGGTGGAGAACTTGCTAGAGTTAAGGCACAGATTGAAGCTGAACAAAGTCATGTAGCAAAATTATCTGAATTGCAAGATGCTGCTTTAAAAGCTGGTGTTGCAATGTCTAAATTGACATTATCAGGTCTTGATCCTTCTAGCTCAAGATATAAAGATGCTGAACAAGCAGTTAAAAATGCTAATACAGCGTTGGAAGAAGCTAAGGGTAAATCTCGACAAGAAATTGTTCAAGCTGGTATTGATGCAGAGATGCTATATTATGCTCAAGAATATAATAAGCTAAAAGCTAATATTTCTGATGCTTTAGTAACTGCTCTTATCGATGGTGGTGAAGCCGGTGGTAAAAAATTAAGAGATATTATTATTGCTGAATTAAAGAAGCCTATTACTATTGTAGTAAATGCAGTTGTTAATTCCCTATCTGGTATGGTTAGCTCAGGTCTTAACAGCATGTTAGGTGGCACTGCTGGTAGTTCACTCGGTAGTACAATTGGCAATCTATCTATTGGCGGTACAACTCTCGCAGCTATTGGTGCTCAAGCTCAAGCTTTTGGTGCTGGTATTGTAAGTGGCTTTGGACCTCTTGCAGGAATGCAGTCAGGTGGTTTAGCTACTTCAGGTGCTTATAATATGGGGGCTGCTGCAGCTCCTGCTGCTGGTGCTGTTGGTGGTGTAATGCTTAATAAAGGTATTAGCAGTGGCTATGAGATTAATAAGACACTCACTGACTTACAAAATGTAGCAACTGTTGCTGCAGCGTTTATTCCGGGTTTAGGTCCACTAGTATCTTTAGGTATTGGTGCAGTAAGTGGTTTAGCTAATCGTGCCTTTGGTATGAAAGCTAAAGAGATTACTGGAGAAGGTATTGTAGGTACTTTAAAAACACAAGGTGCTGATGTACAAGCTTTCGAAGACTGGTTCCAAAAAGGTGGTTGGTTTAGAAGTAATAAGTCAGGTAGAAACTTATCTAAAATTTCAGATTCGCTCCAAGAATATTTAGATACTTCTTTACTTGGTTTGAATGTTACAACTAAAAAATACGCTGATGCATTAGGTATTGACGCTTCTGGTTTAGGCGATGTTACAAAAGCTATCGAATTAAATCTAAAAGGTTTATCTGCTGATGAACGCAAGAAAAAAGTGGATGAAGCTCTAGGTGGTTTTGGTGATGAACTCGCTAAAAAGTTAGGTTTAGAGTCATACGATGCTTTACAGAAACTTGGTGAACAAGTTCTACAACAGCGCTACGATCTTGAAACACAGCTTCTAACACTACAAGGTGATACAGTAGCTTTACGTGAAAGAGAACGTGCTAAGATTTACGAGACTAATCAAGCCTTGTACGATCAGATCAAAGCTCTTGAAGATAAGAAAGCTGCTGATGAAGAAGCTGCTAAAGCTCTTGAGAAATTAACTTCTATTACAACAACGATTGTAACAGAGATTAATCGCCTACGTGGTGTCAACACTTCACAGACAGGCTTAGAGTCTCAGTTTGCAATTATCACTGCTCAGGCTCGTTCTGGTGACTTAGAAGCACTAGCTAAACTACCTTCTATCACGCAAGGTCTAGAACAGATCGCTGGAGCTACTGCAGTTAATGCAACTGATATTGTCATGGCTCGTGCCCGTTTAGCTCAGTCCTTGCAAGATACTTTAGGCTATGTAGGAGCAAGTGGCTTTACAGCTTCACCAAGCGCAACATCTGCAGTTAGTTTAGCTTCTGTATCTGCTATGGGTACAGGTGCTACAGCTACTGTTAGTGCTACCTCAAGCAATCAAGAATTATTATCTGCGTTAGTTACTGAAGTTCAAGGTCTACGTGCCGAAGTAAGAGCTGATGTTTCTCACAATGCTAAGACAGCTAAGATTCTAGAACGTGCTAACCAAGATGGTGAAACACTAAGTGTATCAGCTACTATTGATGGAGGTGTCGTTTGACAACTACTTTACAATTAAAACGAGGTACTAGGGCTAAGATAGATGCTCTAGCCTCTTCAGGGGGTTTACTGGAAGGTGAACCCCTTTTTATTACCGACGAAAATAGGATTGCTATAGCCAGTTCTGCATCTACCTATAGTGCAAAAACTTTAGGCGGGGAGTGGGCAGCTAAGATCGGTCAAACAAGTTGGGTATCTGATTATAAGTTTAGATATAATCGAGGTCAAGGTAACGGCTCAAGTTTAGATTGGGTATCCTCTACAGATGGCATCTACGTTTTAAAAACTGGTCTTTATATTTGTAGAGCTACTGCTAGAGGTACAGGCGGTGGTGATACTTTCATTGGCCTTGCTGTTAACGGAGGCCGAAGCTTTCTTGAAGACAGGACTGCAGGAGCATGGGAACATAATCACACAGGCTACAATGCAGGTTATACTGAATCAAGCTATTGGGGTTATTTATACGCAGGAGAATTAATTACTGCTGGTGCTCCAGCGGGTAATCAAACTAATATAACTTATTCAACGGCTGGGTTTGCAGGTTGTTTGAGAATTATGAGGATTGATTAATGCCTAAATATTATTTAAAAGACAAACAACGCTTTGCAATTCCTCTTGTAGATACTCTTGAAAATTATGTAACTATTTCAGACATTGAATACTCTAAGTTAATTGAAGGTGTTCAAAATGGAAATAGGGTTGAATGCATAGAAGATAGTTTGGTTTTATTACCTAATGAAATTCCAGATAATTCGGCAACAGAGTATCAATTATTACGTGCTCAAGAGTATCCGCCTATTACAGACTATATTGATGGTCTTGTAAAAGGCGATCAACAACAGATAAGTGATTATATTGCTAAGTGCTTAGCAGTTAAAGCAAAATATCCCAAACCAGAATAAGAAAGATAAACTATGAACTTAGTAAAACCAGAGAGTATTACAACTACTGGTGCTATTACTAGAAGTACTATCGGTACTTATTTTGATAGCACAGGTATTATGCAGACAGCTGCTATCGATGCTGTACGTGTTAATTATGATCCATATACGAAAGAATTTTTAGGTGTATTAATTGAAAACGCCGCCACTAATCTAGTATTTCAATCTCAAGATTTTGATAACGCTTCTTGGTCTAAAACAAGGACAACTGTAACAGCAAATGCTACTACGGCTCCTGATAGTACAGCTACCGCTGAAAAATTGATTGAAGATACTTCCGTTACAACTTCTCACTTTATTTCTCAAAACCAAACATTAACTGCTAATTTGTTCTATACAATGTCTGTTTATGCTAAGGCATCCGAACGATCTAGAATTGTCCTCAGAGTAGGTAATAGTGCTAATTGGACTACTGGTACCCCTTCTGTCGGTTTTAATCTTTCTACTGGTACTTTATTTAGTGTATCAGGTGATAGCACAAGCTCAGGTACAATCCAACCTATTGGCAATGGATGGTATCGATGTTCTATCACTGCACAATTCGGTACAACAACTGCATCGGGGGGTTTAGTAATTAATCTGGATAATTCTACATCTATTAACTATACTGGAGATGGAACTTCAGGTGTTTATATTTGGGGTGCTCAGATTGAAACTGGTTCTCTTGCTAGTAGTTATATTAAAACTACTACTGCTGCTGTAACTCGTGCTGCAGATGTTATCACAGGTTCAGGTCTAGTCTATACTAATGTTACAAACGCCTATGCAGAATGGTCTTCTGGTACAACATATGCACTAGGTACGTCTGTTTCATATGGTATTTATGGTACATATGTAAGCTTACAAAATAGTAACCTAAATCAAAATCCATTGACTGCTACAACGTATTGGGTTCGCTCAGGGCCAACTAATAAGATGGCAGCTTTTGATGATCAAATTAGTAGTGTATCCTCATCAGCCACTGACATTATTTTTGCAGTTACAGCGTCATCAATTGATACTGTGGCACTCTTAAATGTAAATGGTAGTCGGACTGCTATAGCTGTGGCAGATGCAAGCTTAAAAACTCCGATCTATCATAATACTCAACAACTTACCGGTGGTGATTCTGTTGACTGGTACGGTTATTTCTTCTATGATGCAGATACTGTTAGAACTACAAGTATTTATCTAGATATTCCTACAGCATCTAATGTATTAATTTCAGTAAAAGTATCCGGTGTTGGTACAACTAGTATTGGTACATTTGTAACAGGTGTGTTAAAGAATCTAGGTAATACTCAATACGGTGTTAGTGCAGGTATTATTGACTATTCAAGAAAAGATACGGATGAATTTGGTAATGTAACTTTCATTAAACGAAATTACAGCAAGCGTATTAATGCCAGTGTTACTCTGACCAATGCTAACTTAAATAAAGTACAACGTATTTTATATCAATTAAGAGCTACACCTGTTCTTTGGCTTGCAAGTACAGACATTCAATTTGAAGAGCCATTAATTACTTATGGTTTCTATCGTGATTTCTCAACTGAGATATCTTACCCAACGCACTCTATCTGTAATCTACAGATCGAAGGTCTAATTTAATAAGGAAATATTATGGCTATTACAGCTTTACCAACGCCACCAAGTCGGCAAGACCCTACGAACTTTAATGATAGGGCTGATGCGTTTCTAGGTGCGTTACCAGTTTTTGCAACAGAAGCAAACACTCTTCAAACCAATGTAAATACAAGCGAAAGTAATGCAGTTGCTGCTGCTGCCGCTGTTTTTGCTGCAACTAATATCGTAAAATGGGTTAGTGGAACAACCTACGCAAACGGTGCTGTTGTTTGGAGTCCCATCAATGGTCTATCTTATCGTAGAATTACAGCCTCTGGTTCTGGTACGACCGATCCTAGTTTAGATACTACAAATTATTTACAAATTAATGGCACAGGTAATGTTTCTACAGTAGGTGATCAATCTATCGCAGGAACAAAAACTTTTACAAGTACGATTGTAGGAAATATCTCTGGAAATTCTGGTACAACAACCCTTGCAGTAAAGGCATCTACAGTTTCTTCTGGCGGTGGTAATGGAACAGCAATTCAATTCACTTGGTCAGGTCTTGGTGGACAACCTACATGGCTTTTTGGTGGCGATACCCCCGGTAATGTTAATGTATATAATCCAAGTAATTTCAGCGTAAATTATGCAAACTCATCAGGGGAATTAGTTCAAAACCAATATGCAGGGCCTTACTACTACACACTTGCGAATACTAATGGCAGTAAAGTTGTTGGAACCGGTTTTACAAAAGTTGGTGGTCGAATTAGAGTATCTATCGCTGGCTCCGTTAGAATTAAACTAGTAGGTGGTTTTGATCCTTATGGTTGGTCTGGTTATTTCAAAATCTATCGAAACGGTGTTGCTATAACTGGTGACTTATATTCAAATCCGGAGCTTACTTGGGAGGGAGACTTTTCTTGCGGTATTGGAGACACATTTGAGGTTTATGCTAGGACCACTAACTATACAAACACGGTTAATGTGATTCTTAGTCCGGGGTTTAGTGATGTGCATTACAGAGCACCAGCTGTCAGTTGGATCTATTAATAAGGAATATTAATGTATAAAGTAAGTATTAATGCGGACAATGAGATTGTCTGTTTATATGATGACGCTATTTATTTAGATGAGGGCGTAGAAGTATATCCAATATCTAATGAAGATTTCGATAAAATTTGGAAGAGTGGTTATAATTCCGATTGGGTTTATTCTAACGGTTCAGTAGAATATAAACCAAAAGTTAAGATTCCAGTTAAAGTAAAACAACAACTACCGGTGGAGATTCTATGAACCAACCAAATATTTCTGTAGGATGTGTTGCTAATCTATACTCAAGAATGATGCATTTTGAAAAAGAAGGCGATATTGAAATAGGGCACACTCATCAGTTTGATCATTTAACGCTCTTAGCTAAAGGACGTTTAAAAGTCACAGTAGAGGGTAAAGAGACTATTTTTACCGCACCACAGATGATTTATATTAAAGCAGATAAAGTTCACGAGCTTGTTGCTCTAGTTGATCAAACTGTTGCATATTGTATCCACGCATTAAGAGATAAAAATGACGATATTCTCGATCCAACTATGATTCCTGATGGAGTTGATCCACTAACTTTAGCAGGGCCAATCTGTAATTAAACCTTGATTTCTATCGAAGTTAATGATATAATAGTAGTTATCGCAATAGGCCACCTTCGGGTGGCTTATTTTTATTTGTAATTTAGAGAGTGGAAGACGTAGTATGCCAGAACAGATTGAACACCGTGTTATTAAACTTGAATTAAAAGTTGAAGATCATGCAGAAGAATTGAAGAAACTTCAGGATATCTCTACTGACCTTCGCAATTCTCTCACAGGTATAGAAAAGACATTAAACCAGATTAAGTATCTAGCAATGGGTGCGGTATTAGTAGTACTAACTCAGTCAATGGGTATTACTAATGTATTAAAAATGATTGTAGGCTTGTAATGAAACTCTACAGTAACTGGAAAGATATCGTTAAGAAAGCATGGAGTATCAAGTTCATTATTCTAGCAGGTATTCTATCTGCATCAGAGGTTGTTCTTCCACTATACTTTGATTATTTCGATAGAGGTACATTTGCAGCCTTAACTTTCGTATCAGTTACTGCTGCTTTTATTGCTCGTATCGTGGCTCAGAAAGACATAGAATGAAAATTAAAATTAGAACATTAGCTGCCGGTTTAGTACTATCTTCTGGTGGTCTAATTACAATTGCTACAAATGAGGGATACCGAGATAATGCTTACATTCCAGTACCCGGAGATGTGGCTACAATCGGTTTTGGAGAGACAATTAACCCTGATGGTACTCGGGTACTACTAGGTCAAAGAACAACGCCAGAAAAGGCTTTAAAGCGCCTTGGTGAGCATGTCGAAGTATACGAGGAAGCTGTGAGAACTTGCGCTCCTGTTCCTATGTACCAATATGAGTTTGATGCCTACGTATCTCTTAGTTATAATATTGGAACAAATGCATTCTGCAAATCAACTATAATTACAAAGTTAAAACTTTATGATTATGCTGCAGCTTGTAAAGAGATTCTAAAGTGGGATAAATTCAAAGGCAGGGCATTACCCGGACTGACTAAACGCAGAACAGAAGAATACAAAATCTGCATAGGAGAGTAAGATGCAAACAATGCTATCTGTACGTTGGATTGTCATTATCAGTATCATTATTGGTGCTTTCTTTTGGCATAAGTATGAAGTTAAAGTAGCTGTCAATGAATATGCCGTTACTCAACAAATAAAGTACAATAAAGAATTAACAAAATTAACTGAAGCTAATCTAAAAGTTCAAAGTGCATTAGAAACTAAAGTTAAAGTACTACAGGAGAATAAGGATGCTGAAATCAAAACTATTAATGCTCGTTATGCTTCTATCATTGCAAGCTTGCAGTACCGTCCAAGCCGACAAGAGTCTCAAGGTAATAGCTCCAACAGTACCAGCAATCCAGAAAGCCCCAAAGGAACTACTGGAGCAGGACTATATAAAGAAGATGGAACTTTTCTTGCAGGGTACGCTCGTGATACCGAAAGACTTAAAACAGAACTAATCCAGTGCTATAAGCAATACGATGATGTTCAAACTACCGTTAATAACTTTGTTCTAAAATACAAATAAGAAAACCGGGATATCCTTTACAGGACTCCCGGCTTTTTTACGTCTGTATTATTTTACAAACTCTTCTAATTGTTTAGCTGTCATAGAACCAGTGTGGCGTTTTACCACCTGCATATCTTCCATGAGCAATACCGTAGGTACACCTCGAATTGCATACTCTGCAGCAGATAGTGGATCGCTGTCAATATCAATTGTACTGATAGGAATACCAAGATCAGTAACTGATAGTACTTTTTTCAACTGTTGGCAAGGATTACACCATGTGGCGCTATAGATTACTAGATTTTTCATTTTGTTCCTTTAAATATTTAATTGCATTTGTTAATATATCTATATCATCTTTTGCCATACCTAACATCGAATTGCACGATCTACATAAAAGACCTCGAACTATGTTTGTGGTATGACAATGATCTACATACAAATATCCGTGAGTATTTTCATCTTGGTGTGTATGGCAAATTTTGCAACAAAAGTTTTGCTCTGTAAGCATTGCCAAATACTGTTCTTTCGTTAGGTTATATTTATTGCCAATCATCCACCATCGATTCGAATCTGCCTTTTTATCTTTATTAGCAAGATGCCACTTATCGTTGTAGAGTTTTTGACAAGCTTTACATCCAGCTTTCTTTCCGTCTTTTGAGTGTTTGTAGTTTGAAAATTCACTGAGTGGTTTTATCTCGCTACACCTACTGCACTTCTTACTTAGCCCACACATCTTGCCAGTCACCCGTTAAAGCGCCTTTAGCGTAATCAGTAACTCGTTGCTCAAAGAAATTACTGTGTGTAGTCCCAAGCATTCCATCAACCCAAGGTAACGGATTCTTTTTGATCTTAAAAATACCCTTTAGTCCTAATGCAATTAATCTGCGATCTGCAATATACCGAATGTATTCTTTGACTTCTTCTTTAGTCAAACCTTGCATTTCATTTACACCGAAAGCTAAGTCAATAAATTTATCTTCAAGATCAACCATTGTTTGAGCAATAGTATACAACTGAGACTTTAATTCGTCATTCCAGATATGTTTATTCTCTTTAACAAACTCTCTGAATAGCTTAATCATGCTTTCTGTATGTAGTGATTCATCCACTTGACTCCAAGCAATGATCTGACCCATGCCTTTCATTTTACCAAAGCGGGTAAAGTTTAGTAGCATTACGAATGAACTAAACAGTTGCATACCTTCTGTGAAAGCGCTGAATACAGCAACTTGTTGAGCCACTGAGTTTTCATCTTGAACAATGAAAGATTCGATATAGTCGTGTTTAGCTTTCATTTCTTCATACTGCAGGAACTCGTTGTAGGTTGTTTCAGGCATACCTAGCGTTTCAATCAAGTGCGAATAAGCAGCTACGTGAATAGCTTCTCGTGCAGCAAAACTTGAAAGCATCATCCGCACTTCTGGAGCTGGAAAATTTGGCAAATAGTTATTAACATAAGCCCCTGCCACATCAATATCCCCTTGAGTAAAGAAACGAAAGATATGCGTCAGAAACTGTTTTTCACCCTCTGTTAACTTATTCTTCCAATCGTTAATATCTTCAATCATTGGAACTTCGGTGTGCAACCAATGCATCTTTTCAGACATTAGAAATGCATCATAAGCCCAAGGATAGCTAAATGGTTTAAAATAATTACGTTGATCTGTCAGTTTTAATTTTGTTTTCATTTTGTCCTTTAAATAAATAAGAAGCCACCGAAGTGGCCTCTATTATACATCAACCTTCACAAGCAATGCAAGTTTCGTTGTTAACTAGTGCAATCATATCAATTTCATCTTCAATACGCTTACGTTCAACTTTTTGACCTACTTTATCAGCTTTTCTTAACTTCGCACTTCGGACATAGTACAAAGATTTTAAACCTTGCTTCCAAGCTTGAAAGTGAACGGCATGTAGATATTTAATATTTACATCCGGTCTGAAGAACAAATTAGTACTAATCGCCTGATCTACAAATTGTTGTCTATCTGAACAGTGCTCAATAACCCAACGTTGATCAATTTCTGGTGCAGTTTTGAACACATCTTTAGTGTGATCTTCCATCCACTCTAAATGTTGTACAGAACCATCATTAGCAATAATACTTGCCCATGTATCATCATACCATGATTCATCCTTACCAATTGCAGTTTCTTTAATGATCTTATCTAAAAATCTATTCTTATTTAGAAAAGCTCCAGAACTAGTGTCTTGTCTGTAAGCATTTGCAGAATATGGTTCAATACTTGGACTTGTATTGCCCATAATAATTGAACTTGATGCATTAGGAGCTACAGCCATCACATGACTACATCTCTTCATAATATTAAATTCTGCAGCATCAGGACATGCCCCACGCTCTGTAGCTAATTTAAAATTAGCAAAATCTAGTTCAGTACGAATGTGTTTAAACATCTGTTTGTTCAAGCTTTTAGCGATTGGACCTTCGAATGCAATATTCTTTTTCTGCAAGTAAGCATGAAAACCTAAAGCGCCTACACCTACACTTCTTTCACGTTGTGCGCTGTACTTTGCTCGTTTAATTTCATCTGGTGCATTTTGAATGAAATATTCGACAACATTGTCAAGCATTTCAAGAACATCTTGAAGGAATAATTTATCATTTTTCCATTCATCATAGTATTCCAAATTCACAGAAGATAAGCAACAAACTGCAGTACGTTCTGCTGAAGTGGCTAATGAAATTTCACTGCATAAGTTGCTGCCATGATTTTTTAATCCAAGTGCTTTCTGATAATCAGGTAATCCTTCATTTGCACGATCAATAAACCAAAGATATGGTTCGCCAGTTTGCATGCGCAATTCTAATAGTTTCATCCATAAGGCTTTTGCAGATACAACTTCAGTTACTTTACCACTGTGGGGTTGAATAAGTTCCCATGAATCGTCAAAGGTCGGATCAACCATGCATTTCTCAATAATCTGCATAAATTTATCAGGAATATTTACACCATGATTTAGATTCAATGTTCGCATATTCTGATCACCAGTTGGTTTACGCATTTCTAAGAACTGGATGATATCTGGATGACTAATGTCTAGATAGGCAGCGTAAGAACCCCTACGAGTAGTTCCTTGTTTATAAGCTAAACTAGAAGAATCATAGACTTTTAAATGCGGCATAACACCTGCAGATTTTTCATCGCAGCCACGAATTCCTACATGAACCCCTACACCACCGCCCATCATGGATAACCAATTAGTTTCTGATAGATTATTAACTAAGCCTTCGGATGTATCATCCAGATAGTTTAGATAACAACTAATAGGTAATCCACGTTTATTTCGACCGAATGAAAGGATAGGCGTAGAATATGAAAGCCAGTGACCGGATGCATAGCCATATAATCGTTGGGCGTGTCCTTCGTTAGAAGCAAAAGATTTAGATACAAAAGCAAAGCGATCTTGAGGCGACACTTCATCCTCTTTCATATAAGACTCTTTAAGACGTTTTAAACCTAACTCGTCAAATAGTGTATCTTTTGTGTAATCTTTTTTAATCTTCATTATTCATCCTCTGTGATTGTATTGTATCGATCTCTAGCTTCCAAGATAGCTTGTGCATCTTCTGTTTCGTATCTTGCTCGATAGAGGTCTTCTGTTAATTTACTGCCACTTGCTTTATCAATTGCTGGTTTACTTGCGTAACCACCATAAATCCAAGCTTCATCAATTCTCTCTTCACCTACCCATCGACTGCATACAACGATTTCATTTAAACGGTTTCTGTGCTGTAGACCATCTTGGCGCTGATATGGTTTGCTGATATCCATACCTAGTGAATACAGAAAGCTTTTAAACTTAATCTCTTCGTTTTCAAACTCTGCTGAATAGTTTGGCATTACTTTAATGATTTCTGATTCAGAGATAATGCATAGTGCAACAATAGCACTTGGTCGAGGTGGGAACTTTAATTTTTTGTTCATATACTACCTTTAAAAATTAAGAGAATAGTGATTATATCACAGGGATTTCGGTAAAGCAAGGTCTTTCTGCAGCTCAGGGTTATACATAAACTCTAGCAAGAACATCGCATTAACGGCTACAGCAGACATATGACTGATAGTTGGGTCACTGCTATCTACGTCATAGATTTCACCCCTTCTAATGGCCTCAAAATGCCTCATAAGGGCATCCATATAACGTTGCTCTGCACCTTCTACTTTCTGCCAGTTGTTTCGCTCTTTATATTTTTTCAAACCTTCTGTTAAATTACGTGCAACTTGCTGTAATGCATACGGAGGTACTAATGTATATTGCAACTTACCTTGGTCGTATTTAGTACCCGGAACTTGAGTATTAATTTCTCCGTTTTCCCACTCTTTGATTTCTTGTGTAATTGATTTCATATCTTCCTTTCTTAACCAGAATATTTTATTCTCAAAACAATAATATTCTTCTTGCATACGCTCACAATCTGAACCATTAAAAGCACATGTATTATTTCCACAACTATGATCTGGGTCTTTGAATGCTTCGTACTTTACATTCTCATCGATGGTAATATCGTGTACGATACTCTTAATATGTGTCAAAACCATTCTCCAATAGTTCCTTAGGAATGCAATTAGATAGATCGTTGGATTCAAAATCAATCGGTTTCATAACCTTATCGTGCATATTCTTAATGACAAATAAGTCATATAAAGAATTATATTCTACCATAACCATAATACCATCTGCTTCGTACATTTGAGCAGTTTGAATTGCAGTCAGTTCTTTAGCAGGGAATTTGGTCAGGTTATTATAAGCAGTGTCTCGCATTGCTTTGTTCATATCTACTCCAAGATGTTCAAGCTTTTGAGCCAATCCTAATGCAGTGACTAAAACATCAACTACACCGTCCACAACTTCTTTAGCGTTGTTCTTATCGATACCTTTTTCTTTAATCTCTTTGGTTTCTTCATAGATTAACTTATACTGAAAGTCGATATCTTTCAAAGTAGTTAGATCGTGCTTACCTGCGATCTCATTGAAGGCATAGCAATCCATTTGAAAATCTGAAATATTGTAGGTACTAATCATAGGTCTTCCTTTTTAATGTCTTTAATTGAGATGATATCAGAAATTGCATCTTCCATTGATTGTTTCAGATAGACCAACCAATACAACGGCAAGGCTAGTAGCCAAACAAGATACACGATGAATTTTAGATTACGACTAACCAGCCATTTAACCCAAGGTTGCATAAGAAGCTCCTTTCAAGAGACAAAAAATCCCCGGTTATTAGCCGGGGTGTTAATTTAAATTGTTATTAACGAAGTGCTGTTACGCTATTATAACACAGATTGCATTATGCAAGCAAGCTATTTCGCTTTTCTTTACTGGTAATTGACTTGCGATGACGATGAACTGCACCGCACTCATTACAGCGAACTTCTTCAAATACGTTCAAAGAAGTCTCAGTAGTTCGACCAGTGAATTCTACATCAGAACTACCGCATACACGGCATCGAGTCAAATTATCGTCAAAATAAAGAGCAGCATTGAAGTCTGAACCAGCACGACCTAGTTGTCGAGTACGCAAGTATACATCATACAGTAGATCAACGTCTTGTTCACAGTACGTTACCATGTCTTCCATAGCTTGTACATCACCTTCTTGCACTCTACGCCATAGTGAGATACCTCCAGTTGAAATCTTACGACCTAAGCCGAAGAACTCCCCAATAGCATCTAAACGATTGCTAGGCAGCTTTAAGTATTTCTTGACGAGTTGTAGTGTGTCTAGTACTTTAACCTGAGGCAGTGGAGGGAAACCACTGGCAATAGCACGAGTCTGTACAACTTTATGATCAAATCCTTGAGAGTTATGAGCTAGTACAGCGTCAGCTTCTTCATAGAGTTCAAACAGTTTAGCTACAATGCGACTATCGTCTTTCTCAGCTACTTCAGTTGGTGTCAAGAAGATACGATGTGTTTCATATTCTCCTAACCAGCGCCAGCAAGCACAAAGAATCCAACCACCATTATCTAAGATGTTATCTTGAGATAGGTTAACTTTGAATCGACCGAACGTTAAAGCTGTAGCTGCTGCAGTCTCTGTATCGAACACTAAAATCTTTGGTCCAGTCTTCTTAAAAGCTACGTCACGAGGATCGTATTGTAACTGTCGATCACGTTGCAAGAGGTCATTGACACCTGATTTACTGATGTTCAAAGCATTTGCAATAGCTCTGGAAGAGAAACCTTCAAACTTCATTTGTAGGATTTTATCAATTGTCTCATCTGTATATTTCATAGGTTTCCTTCTGTTACTGTTGCATCTTCTTTAGCAATCCAATTTAAACAATTGAACTGACCATCACGTTCTCTACTCCAATAAGCTTTATCGTCAATGAACTCTACATTGAATTCTTCACCGACATGCTTAGAGTACCAGAGAATTGGATTGTGGCATTTAATTACTTTAATTTTCATCAAGCATCCTTTGCTGAGTTGATAAGAAAGCAGATTGTATCATAACTGTACTTGCGTGTCAATATAGCTTTCTGAAATGCTTTCTTGCGTTCTGTTCCATTCTTACAACTATGTTGATCTAAAGCTACTAGTACAAAATCTTTTTGTGATTCTTTTAGCTTATTAAACATAGTGTTAACTTTTTTAATCCAACCGGGATGTCGCCAACGCCGATCTGGTTGTCTTTCGATGTACTCAGCGCACTTACGTAAGAACTCAGGTAAACCATCTGGATACCAATACAGGTATCTTACCGCTAAGTTCTCTAACTTACCTAAGGCTGCGTTTGCTTGCTTATGTGCTGCACCTCGTACAAGCTGTTCATCGTCGTGCTTGTGATCTAGTGCAAAATTATTACTAGCAGTTGGTATTCCTGTAATTGCACATAAGCCTTGCTGTTCTTTGATAAGTTGTTCACGCACTGTCTTTACATCAGCTGTATTGTATAGATCAATTGTCATATAAATTCACACCTCTTTCCATTGCAAACTGCATAAAGCTGCTAGGATCATCCCAACTGCGTTTCATGTAAGCACAATCCCAATACAACTGCAATAGATCGTCCCACTCGGATTCATGCTCTGTGCCATGAACATCTGTATAAACTACAGGATTGGGGTATAGACGCTTGTATTCGCTGATGAGCACCTCCAGTACTGCCTTCTCTGTATTAGCCTCTTCTAGCGCCTTTACAGCCTTCATAGGCCCGTACTTGAGTTCAGACAGATGGTAGCCACAATAAGTATCGGCTGTATCTCCTACAAGAGTTTGATAAGCTAGGAACTTTAAACCATCACCTTTTACAGTAGTCTTTTCTTTCCAGAGAGTACCAACGTCAGGGATAAGCTTAGATTCCCAAGGGTCTTTATCCCAATTGAGTACTTCGATACCTTGCGACTGTTGAGCATCTTTATCCACTGATACCAAGATAGGATAATTACCTTTGGCTTTCTCTTCGTAGGCTCTGATCGTTACAACATCATCTACTTCTAGTTCTTTTACCAATTGAGCTTTGTACTTTGTCATTAAGTACTTTCTAGCTTCTTGTAATTGTAGTGGCTTTAGTAGATCATCTCGTTTGTCTTTATATGGAGTAGGTAATGCTAACTTATGTCTGAATGTCTTACCTGTACCTAAATACAATTCTACTCTATCTGCCCATGTATGCTCTTTTAAACCCTCTAAGATACCTTTTATGTTCTTTAAAGCAATCTCTACAGATGCTGCAGTCTGTACGTCTTCAATCTCGTAGTCTTCTGCTTTAAATTCAATATCCTTTTCTTTTAGGAAAGTCTTTAGTTCTGTCCTTGTCTTGAAGATTTTCTCTTTACTTGATTTTATATGCTTGGCAATGATAGTTCGTTTCTCATTCGCAGCTGCATATCTGTACGCAATCAAATCAGCGTCAATGATTAGCACTCGTTCATTCATAGTGTCCCTTAAAAGAAAAACCCGTAAGCTTTCACCTACGGGTCTTATTTTGATTAGCTACGTGCGATTTGGATAGCTTCTAGAGTAGATTCTGATTTTTCGATTAGTTCATCTACTTGACCTTTAACTACTGCTTTTGCTACAGCACTGAGAATCGCAGGGTTTAGACCAGAAGCTTTAGCCTCGTCTTTTACCTCTTTGATTTCTTCAGCAAGTGATTGCTCTTGTGTGTATAGTTTTACCAGTTTTGAAATTGCTTCTTTACTTTGCATTTAGCTTCCTTTTGTTAGATTGGGTTTGTACATCCATGTTAGGTTCATTACGACTACAGCTAACCAGCTATAGAAAGTGTAAGGAATACTTAGCACAGGAAACAATGTGTTGAGTGACCAGATAATTGCCAATGGACCGAAAGCGATCAACAGACCTGCAAAAGTCAGTACAAAAAGAACGGTAAGAATGTCTTTTGTGGTTTTTGTCATTAAATTCTCCTAGGGGTTAAAGGAGGGGCCGAAGCCCCTATGATTAAAATGGCGAGTCTTCTTCAGCTTCGTCTTTGGCAGGAGCAGCCTTAGCTTTTGGCTTTGCTTTTTCCTTTGGAGCATCTTCTGCTTGAGCTTCTGCACCATCACCGAATTCGTCACCGGGAACGTATGCAGCACTTTCGTCAGCTACGTACTCGATCATATCGGTAACAAGGACGTTCTTTAGATATAAAGAACTATTGCCGTTAGTACGAGTGAACACATCAATACTGATTGAACCCATAGAACCATTTGCAGGTAGCTTAGTGCGAGTAACATCTACCAAGGTATTCTTGACTTTCTCAAATACTTTAGGTTGATACAGTTCTGGAACTGGCTTGCCAGTTTTACCAAGTTGAGTTGACTTACGCAAGGTAACAACCCAAATATTCTTACCGGCATCTTCTGGAGGTGCTACTTTGTAGACTTCTTCGAAATCATCTTTCTTGACTTTCTTCAAAGAAACTTTAGCATCGATCTTCTTAGCATAAGCTTCGAACTCGTCTACTGTGTCTTCATCAGTTAGTGCAATAGACGCTTTCCATTCGTCTGGTTTAGGGTCTTCACCAGCTTTAACATAAGCCTTGACTGGCTTGTTAAGTTGGACATATAGAAGCATACCTGTTAATTTATTCATATCTTTTCCTTTCTAGGACTGATTTACTTACGGACTAAAATGTGCGATTATTGAAATGCACGACTATGTAACTTTCGCTACAATTGCTATTATATCAAAAAGGATTCACCTTGTCAATATAATTCTTTGGTGGACAACAATGGGAATCTAACCCACTTCTCCCTCCTATGCTATTAGGAAGTTTCATACCAGCATCAGGTAATTGACACATCATGTCCATGTCTGGTGCGACAGGAGGGAGTCGAACCCCCGACCAAGGCATTATGAGTACCCTGCTCTAACCGTTGAGCTACTGTCGCAAATCTATTTCGGTTGCGCTTGTCACCGGAACTTGTCTTACGTATTCGTTATCAGCTTTTCTATTTGCCCAAAGCTTTAACTCATGTTGTAAGATAATTGAATCCCTGATGATTACTGCACGATTGCATTGCTTATTTAGTTGTACATAGTAAGCAACGCAGTTATTGGAAACTTGAAATGGAATTTTATCATAAAACTCCTGATCGTGCCGCCATTGGTAATCTTTTCTTTCGATGCAGTTGATTTCTTTGAACGGAAACGCTGTATCTTCTTTCCAGTTACCATGCCTTACCTCAAGTTCCCAACAAAAGTGAACCTTATTATTTTCATCCAGAGTCAGCAAATCGATGCCATACTTATTCGGATTCTCAATAGTTTTATACTTTTGTATCTTCTTGTTGAGGTAAGTTAACATAGCAGTTTTACCTGCTACGTCATAGATAGCATGTTCGGATGCATCGAACTGTTTTAAAGTTCCCTGCATCTTACGACTATTACTCATAAACAGTAATTGTCCTTTCTTGTGGAGATACGATTTTAAATCCTTGATATTCTGAACCGTAATGCGATGCATACCAACCAAAGAATTTAACATAAACAATGTCAGAATCTTTAGTAAATTTCCATACATACCAGTACTCTGATCCTTGATCTTCACCACCATATTCCTCAACAGTATTAGTTGAGATTCCTTCCTTCTCGAATACGTCTTTGCACTGGAATGGAACATAACCTTCCATCATACCTTCTGGAATACTAGCATCTGAATTCAGAATACTAGTAATTTTAGTTTGCAATTCAATTGACATATTAACTCCTTATTTCTTTTCAAATACAGTAACTGTTTTCTCTACAGCTTTTACTTCAAAGAACTCTTCAAACGTAGAGCCATCATAAGAAGCATACCATCCATCAAACTGGATGAATACTACTTCAGAGCCATCTGAGAATGAATACACAGACCAATAATCACTACCTTGATCTTCACCACCATAACGGTCTACAAGTTTAAAAGTAATGCCAGCTTCAGTCAACTGTTTACGAAAATCTGTGATCTTTTCTGAATCCCAACGAGTGTCTTCATCAAGTTCACCATGAAACATTTCATTGATGATATCTTTGTCATTAGTGTGCAATAGTTCAAAAACTTTATTTTTAAGCATGTTATTCCTTTCAAGGGTTATATGCAGTAAACACTGTGCAAATAATTTCTTTTGGTTTTACAAAAGTCCAGCCACTGTATTCATTACCATTATAAGATGAATAGGTGCAGTTGACTTGCACATATCCTTTCACTTCTGTACCTTCAAGAACTGCAAATACAGTAGATACAGGATATTCACTCAGATCAAAATCATCAATATTATTTGATGTATTTCGGTACAGCTCATTATCAAAGGTGGCAGAATTATAAACTAAAGATAAATTCTGATCTTTAAGAAAATCATTGATAGAACTTAGATATGAACTGTCTACTTGATAACCACTCATACCTTCTGCAATTTTATGTGTACGCCCATTCACATAAGCAGCAAAGCTTGTTTTAAAGCGTTGGTTCCAAGGTAGTTTACTACGCAGTTCTTTGATCTTATCTTGAGCTTCTTTCTGAATTTGAGCAATCTGCTGCTCTACTGTCAGCTCTGTTATAGCTTTAGTTCGTGCCATTTTCCAGTTCCTTTCTAATGTTGTCAAACCTTATTGTATCACACAAATTGAAGATTTCAGAATAATTGTCAATCGCAAAATCTCTGAACCATCCACTACAAAGCGTAGTACAAACTTTATCGAGAGCTTTAAGGTACGCATGTCGAACAGGGTATTCCCAATTTCTAGGTACAAGAAAACGCTCGATTGCAATAACTTGTGTCTCTTCAGCTACGCACTTGAGTTTATCATCAAATGCAAGCTTATCCCACAAATCTTTGTCACACCATGCACTGCTTGGATCACGCTGCAGTTGAGTATACAACGGTTTATCGTGATACGCAACAAGTTCGTGCAAATAATCATGATTGTATTTCTTTTCTACGTAGTCATCAAAGAAGTCTTCTACGGATTTCTTCAAACTAGGATGACCTTGTGGATAAGCAGCCATAGTAAACTTAGTCCTTTTATTGAGAATGATCTCATCAAGATTAGTGAACATCTTACGATAATTTACCAAATGCTTATGATAGTGCGTAATGTGCTTTTGAAAGCTTAGATCACGCCACAGATGACTGCGTTTAATAATCGCTAGTCCAATCGGATTAACGATGTATATACGCTGACCTGCAATCTCAACAAACTGTTCAGAAGCATAATGTAAAATATCGTAGTTAGCTACTGTATCAAACGTATGCCACTCGATTCTTTTTGTGCTATCAACAATTTTATGTTCACTAATAATGTCCCAATCAGCATTAGGTTTGCACTTGAAGTCTGGACTCCAGTACTCCAATGCACGAGAACCAATCAGTAGGTTTTTCATATTACTCCTTAGTTATAGTTCAGTATATTCCGTATCTTAGAACCGCCCATTGCCTTTAGCTCAGCTAGGTAAAAGTTCCCAAATAGTAAACCACGTTCGTTTACCCAACCTGAAATATACTGAACTATAACCACCAGCCCCTACACTGGTATTATAGTGTCTTTTTGCTCCCGTAGAAGTTTTCACTCCTATTATTCGTTACGCTTTTTGGACGACAATCCGCAGGTCTAGAAATCCATAGTGTACCACACCATCAGTACATCTATTTTAATGATAGGACTTTCACCTATCTCGCATCGTACATTGTTTCTAGGGATTTGAAACTCTGCAGAGGATCGGGACTAAATTTGGTACGGCGTAGTGGAATCGAACCACTATTGAATGCTTAGAAGGCACTTGTACTATCCGTTGTACTAACGCCGTGTAATATCTCAATTATACATCAGATTCTAACTCCAAGTCAACATTTCGTAAAATATTTTCTTTGATGTTCAACTGAGCTAATTTATTTAGATCAATCTGAGGCATAGACATGCTGGATCGCAACATGCCTTTCTCATCATATTGTTGAAGAGTTTGGTACTCTTTGTTGTATTCGTATCGATTCATACTGCCTCCAAATAGTCTAAAGCCCTGACAAGATTTGCCTTGTTATCCTTGAGCAAACCTAAAGCTCTGTTGCAATTATGACACAAAAGTCCACGAACTTTTCCAGTTGCGTGACAATGATCTACAACCAACAGATTTTTAGAAGCTGGGTCCAATTTAAAACCAACTTGATTACAGATGGCACAGAGTGAATTTTGTTTGTCAAACATAGCACACCATTCTTCAAGAGTAATACCATATTTCCTTTTTAAATAAGCTCTTGTAAACGCAGAATCTTGACACGTTTGTGAACAGTACATGTGCGAAGGTGCATTTGGTTGAAAGACCGTGTTGCACTCTTTACAAGCCTTCATTTTAAAGAATCCTTGAGGATACTTAGCTGCAGTTGCTGTCATATCCTCCTGCTTAGTATTGTTATTTACATACATTAGTGGCAATCCCTCCAAGATAGGCCAGAGATGTACTCAAAACCTAAGTTAACCCGTAATTTTAATTCTTGACATGCTTGAGCAATGCCAGTACCAATGCAATCTACTGGTGTAGTTCTACTTGTTACATAGTAACCTTTAGCTCCATGTCCAATAGCTCCAGCTTTATCTTCTCTTGCTAGTTTAGCTTCTTCCTCTGTTGAGTAATTCGTTACTTTTAACAGCGAAGGGTGCATAGCGAACTGGCACTCATCATGGTACGCAATCATGAGCCACAGTTTAACATCTTTTTTAGTGTGCAGAAACGGATCGCCTAGCAAGCCAAGTCTCTCAGCTTCTTGAGCAATCAAAACAGTAGCCCACTTTGCACTAATAGCTCCACCGGATTGAAATAACACATTCAACAGACTGTGTTTGCTTCTAGTGTTTAAGAGGCGACCATCAAGACCGGGAATAGTCCTCTTACCAGAGGCCTCCCACGCTCTTTCTACTCGTTCTTTTAACTCCTTTAGTGCAGGTACAGCTTCCCAATATTCATTGAACAAGCGTTGACCCTCTGTTTCAGATACACCTAGCATTTTAGAGAGTTTCTTAGCTTGAGCACCATATAAAACAGCATATCCAAACGACTTTGCAGAACTACGGTCAATACCTAGTTTCTTAGCGTTAAGACTGTGCAGATCATTTGGTTTCTCAGCTACCATAGCTTCTGCAAGTGCTTCACCATCTGTGTATGGTAAGACATAATGCCCCATGATACGTGCTTCAAGTGATGCAAAGTCAAAGCCAAGTTGCCACAGTCCTTTACCACCTTTAAATAATGCTCGCATTTGTTCACCATATAGTGAAGTCACACGAGGTACATTACACACGATCTTATGACGATAGCGACCTGTATTAGCTCCTAGAGTGTCTGCAGGTGTAGGGATACGTCCATCCTCTCGCACAGCACTAATAAAGCCTGTCATTGGCTCACCATCTTCATCCAATACTCCACCAGCAATAGAGTTCTTGCGGTGACGGTATGTGTAGTAATGCACAACGTCTTTTACGAACTCAGCTTTTTGACCAAGAGCAATTAGGTTAGGACAGATTTCTTTTTCAACACCTACTGTCAACTTTGGAGTAGTTGGCAAATAGATTGGTTTGGAACCGTTGATTTTCTTGAGCAAGAATGCACGAAGATTCTCCATCTTTACATCCAGCAATTCCAAGCGCAAGTCTCTGAACACCGATGTTTCAGTCTGCTTAACATAGCGGTCAATCGATTCAATAATACCGTTGTAATCTCGGACGCTCTTATCAGTCTTCTTGACAATATCACGCTCTTTAACTTCGGACGGAACCCAACCAAGGGAAATCAAGTACCCCTTAACTACATCAATATCTTCAATGCATGCGTCCTCTTCAGTCTTCAAAGGCTCTTGAGTAGTAATAGGAAATTCCTTACCTTCAAAAGTAATTGTCTTGAGGTCTTCTGACAGTACAGCACCAGTTTTCTCACAGAACTTCATGAGGTTAGCAGAAACTTCACCATTCTTTTTAAAACGGATTTTAGGCAGCTCATAAAAACCTGCAGTAGCTTGTGTCATGCGCTTCTTTGGCAGCAATGGATCGACAGATTTAGCAATGCCTTCCATCATAACCGTAAGCTCTTGCAGGTTCTTATGTGCAAGGTTAAGATCAAAATCAAAACCGAAAAGTTCTTGACGCAAAGTAAGATCGGTTAGTTTAATCTCCATGCTGTACGCACGAGTCCAGTCATGCTTGCCTTGCTCTTTGATTAGTTCATCCAAAATAGAAGCGTTAACGCTAGTATCTTGAATACAGTAGTCCAGCATTTCCTGAGAATAACGGTCCCACTCTTCAAAGTGCGTTTTATTATTGCCAAGGCGCTTACCCCATGCATCTAGGCTGTGTCCACCAAGACGATCAGCATTGAGCAATTTTGACCATAATAGCGTATCTGTGATGGTAACAGGCTTGCCAAACAAAGTAGATGGCTGACCGGGATATCCAATACGGTAATCCAGCACTCCATACAGCATAAGGACTGGCAAGTCAAAAGAGATGATGTTGTGACCGATCAACTCAGTGCAATCACTAAGGATACGGCTTAGATTCTTATGAGTAATTTCTTCTTTTACAAGATGCACGACAGCTTTGGTATCAAGATTACGCACAACTACGCACCAGACTTTGTAATCTGGTTTCAACTTGTATGGCATCGCAGAGTAGTCTAGACCGTTCTGCAAAAGATTTGTTGATTCAATATCAATGATGTACCGCATGTCTTCCTTCCAAATAAATAAGCCCCAAGTCTATCACAACTTGAGGCTTACGTCAACTATCAATGATTGTTTAACCAGTCTTCTAAGTTGAATAAAGTATGTGTAGCATTATCGTAGTAGATAAAGCCAGCTGGACCTGTTAGACCGCATACTCGATTCTTAGTAACTGTAATTTCTGTACTATTTCGTGTTAGCTCACTCTCTGCCATCTTGTCCCGTTTGAGCAAAATGTTAGCTGAAGCTGACTTGATAATAGTACTAGAACCCATAATGTTCTGTTCACTATCTGCACCGCTTTGACCTGCTGGAGTCTTTCGCATGTGGTTGATAAAGATGAACGTTACACCGTGGCTCTTAATAAAGCCTTTGGCCCATTTCATGAACTCTGCTTGCTCTTCATTACTCAGACCATCTAGAATGTCTTGCAAGGGGTCTAAAACGATCACCTTAGCGCCACATGCAGCAACTAGCTCTTCTACTGTGTCTTGAATCTCTTCGATAGTACCGTCACGGTTATCTAGGAGATAGAAACGAGAATCACCATCTTCGGTAGTCATCAAGTTCTTGGCTTGATCACGAACCTTATCTGAGTTCAAATACTCAAGCTTCTGATCTGTATCTTCAATCAGAGCTAACTTCTTGGACAAATGACGAGACAGTAAAACTTCACCGTACTGACCAGCATCAAGTTCCATCGAGACAATGCCAACTGTATGAGGTGAGTTGAAAATCCAGTAATAGATCAGCTCGTTAACCAGTGTTGTTTTACCAATGCCAGTATCAGCTGCAATATTCACGATATGCCCAAGAGGCATACCACCAACAAATAACTCGTTCAACTTCTGCATGAAAGGTGGGAATGGAATCTTAGCTACTGCAGTTTGACCTAGAATACGATCATACAGATTACTTGAAGGTAGAACACCTACAGGCACTTGTTTCTTCGCATTGTAGAAATCGCTTAGGAAAGCTTTTGATTCACCTTTTTGCAGGTACTCGTTGGCATCTTTAAAGCGCATTGGCATGATCTTAACCTTACCCTTAGGCAGTACCTTAATCAAGGCTTCAGTGGCTGTTTGACCAGCTTTATCGTTGTCATACGAAATGATGATCCAATCGAACGAGTCAAAGAACTTAAACTGAGCTGCTACTTGCTTATGTGAGTTGGCTCCAGTAGTAGGACTGACTACAGCTGTCTCAATCTCACCACCTTTACTTTTGTTGTATTCATCCAGCATTTGATACGCAGATAGAGCATCAACTTCGCCTTCGGTGATTACAACGTACTTACCACCACGATTAAACTTGAACTGCATGAACAATTCACAGTCAGCACCAGTGCGACCCTTAGAATAGAAATCCTTAGGTACTTCACGCACTTTATAACCGACAAGCTCACCGTCTTGAGTACAAGGATAGTATTGCTCAATAACTTCTCTAGTCTCAGCTGAGAATGCATGTCGCACTCCAAACCGAGAGTAGATGTGGTCTTCGATGCCACGAAAGCCATTACCCTTATTGGAAGTCTCTGCTTTTAATGCAGCATTTTCCTCTGGTGTCATAGCTGGCTTTGTATTCGTCTTCACTTCCATATCTTCTATTTCCTTCGGTTTAGTTTTTGTCTTCTTACCAGTATTTAAACGAGCTTTGAGTTCTGCTTTAGCATCTTCACTAAGGACAGTCTTTTCGCAAGAGAAACAATGAGTATTTCCATTACTATAGACTGCCTTAGCATCTGAGCTACCGCATTTTTCGCAAGCTTCGTGTCTTACGAAACGATCCAAAATTAATCTCCTGTCTTAATCAACCATTTGTTACTAATTGACTTAAAACTGCGATCATGTACAGTATTGCTCTTAAACACAACACCTTCTCGTTCACTACCATTTAATACAGACTTACCCTCAGCAAAATCAATAATGCTTTGGATAGTTTGCTCTTTAATTTCAGTAGCTTCGACCAAGATAGGTACGTGCTTTAGACCAAGACGTTCACATGCAGCTTTAAGCTGTACAGGCAAGATGTATTGCCCTGTTCGTGTATTGTACATGTCATAGACGTAGAAGTCAAGCTGTGTTTTGTACTGGTTGCCTTGGATGCCTTCACCGATCATTTCACCTTGAATAGCCATGCCAAGCATAAAATTACGCCGCATAATATCTTCAATTTGAAACTTACGTGCTACTTTCCAGAATGAATTTGCTTCGTCTTCTTTCAGATCAAGGTTGCGTGAGCATACGTGAAATACGTCTTCATCATCAAGATAGAAAGTAGCAGAAGAACCATCAAGTTTTTCAGTGATAGACCAAGTATCTTCTTGGAATATACCATTGAATTCTTTTACAAGATTTTGTACACGCTCTTGGTCAGTCTTTGGTACTAGTGAAGGGAAGTTACCACGAACTTGACCAGCAAGTTGAGCAGGAATTGGTTTCTCCCATTTTAGAATACCGAGTAGTTCGGTTACATCAAAATCTGGACACAAATCAAAACTATCGTCTTCACCAGAACTTAGAGTTTTAAATGCATCAATAGATTTAATTGGTAGCAATAGTCCTTGTGAAATTTGACCACGTAGTTTAATTGTACGCAGACGTTCACCCTCTACACCTTCAAATACCTTTGGAAAGTGTCCGGGTTTAGTTAGGAATGGTGCAAGTTCTGTTGGCACAAAACTGTCAATTTCCAAGAATACGACCAACTGATCTACTTCATATTTACCAATAGAGTCCACTACAATCCAACCACCGACCTCATAACCGCAGATGCTCTCAGCACCGGGAATTTCTTTGATTGCTGTAATCTTATGAATCGTTGCAAGTTTTCTCTCACTCATGTTTTCCTCCTAACCAATTTAAAGCTTTACTACATATTTCAAAACTATCTTGAAAAAGACCAAGAGCCTTATTACAAGAATTGCACAACAAACCTCTTATATTACCTGTCCGATGATCATGATCGACACAAGCTGAAGACGGTCCTTGTCCTTGTGTACTTTCTGGAAGAATTAACTCTCGTTCACAGATACCACACTTACCTTTAAAAGCATACCACAAAACATCAAAACCTTGCGAGTCAATATTATATTTCTTTCGCAATGTCCAATCTCTTGCATATTCTCTACGTGTTTTAAACTTTGCATTTAGTGCTTTGTGTTTAACTGTACATACTCTACATCGTGGTTGAGTTGTTTCATATTTTGGATAGCATTTTCCAGTGCAATCAATACACACACGTCTTAATGGCATATTAAATATCATCCTTATGTCGAATGCCAACCAACACCGGGAATCTAGGCACGGAGTAACCTGTTCCAACGTCAAAATATTTAACTTTTGCAAGTTGACCAATCAATGTTTCTCTGCGTTCCCACAAGTCTTCTCGGATTGCATCAGTCATACCACTGCCACAACTGAATGTATCGCCTTTAGAGGTGCGTAGAATCAACGATCCCATCGTGTCTAATGCTACCATACCTTCCTTAGCTGTAGAGCGTTCTGTACGTCCTAATTCATTAGTCTTTGCAGCATTAGTGTTGGTGTACTTAGGCTCCCAACCAATGATTTCAAATTCATTGTCAACAAAGCGTTTTACTTTTTGTAGTTCAGGATTCTTTGTACCAGATCGACCGCATTTGTATTTAGCGTCAGAATCTCGCAGCATGATACCTTCAGCACCCTGCGCCAGCATATCACGTTCAAATTCATCAATGTTAAACATATCTTCTACTGGATAGTGAACCAAAAGTGCTACACGATTAGGTAGTCTACTATGATTCACCAAACGTGCATAACGCTCAAGCCAATTAGCTGTAGGATGAAACTGATCAAACACCCAAAAGGTAAAGTCAGGTTCACCTTCAATACGCATCACTCCAGAAGTACTTTGGTTAAATACATCAGATGCATTCTTATCACCTACGATAAGTTCACCATCCATACCTTCCATCGCTTCTGCATGATGGTTAACATAAGCTTGAATACTCAGGTTAGGGATGCGCTTGAGGCTCCGGCTATAAGCTACACCACCAAAGATGATACAGCGAATGCCATCAAGCTTTTCAGACATGTACATATTGCTAGGTTGTGTCTTAACTTTTGTGTGCTCGATAGCAAGTTGTGGTTTGAAACCTTCAGGGATTGTCATCAGTGTTCTCCTACTTTAAAAATGCGATAGCGTTTGTTGCCAAGCTTCAAGTATACACCAGCATAGTAGAAAAGCTTAGGTGATTGCCAAATTAATTTTGGAAATGTCATACTTCAACTTCCTTTACTACTGTAGTTTTAATATTCTTTAAATAACTAGTTTTTTGACGATGTACTTCACGTTCAAGCGTTTCTTCTGCTGCACCTTCAGTTAAATGTCTACCGATAGTTTTCCACCAAAAGAATTCTTTGAGTTGTACTTTATACACAATTTCCCAATGATCCCAAAACCAACTGTATTCTGATTTTCGAATAATGCGTAATTTCATTCTTGACTCCATTCGTGAAAAAGTTCTAGAGCTATATCATGACCTTCCCAATTATCAACGCCAGCACATTCTAATGCATCTAGCCACATAGATCGTTCGAGAAGTTCATCATATTCTTCTTGAGAAATAGTTACTGTACTCATTGATGTGCCACCTGCAAAATCATATTGATGCCTTGGATAACCATTTGTTGTTCCATTGGGTTCAACTCATGCCAAGTGCGTTTGCTACCAAACTGTGCAGCTACTTTAGTCCAAAATTTTTCAACGTCCGACATTCTTCTCTCCTTCTGCCTTACCTGCATTATATGCTTCTTCAAGAACTACACATAGTTCATCGTATTTATTTCCATCGTGGCTAGAAAAATGATACAACATCACAGTGCACAGAGGAAGAGGTTTCCCTTGCAAAGAATACTTCTTAGAGCTAGTAGTAAATAGCCAATTTTCAAATGTCATTTTGTTCCTTTAAGTTACCAAATTCATTGTAATACTCTTTAGCTTCATGACAAGCTAGTAGAATGCTTTGTAAGCGGTTAGCTAAATGCAGATCACGATCTGACATATGATAACCACCGTTGATCAATATAGATTTGACTGCAGCAATACGGCTCATTGCATCTACGAAATTATCTGGCTGTTTCATAAACGCTCCTTTCGATAAGCCAGTTCTTTAACCATCAGTTCTTCGACATACGTACCTTTGATCTGATGCTGAGTGTCAAGTATAGCATGAATATGGTCGGTATCCATAGCATGCAATGTTAAATAAATACCATGAGGTATATGTTCTCCATTCTTACCGTAAGATTTCCATACGAAAGCTTGACGAATCTTCTCAAAAGAATCACTTAGATATACATCCATAATAGTAGCAGGTGTTGTATTTATACTACGGCGAATGTAAGCTGTACCACCATCTACCATGTAAGTTTCACCAGATACTTTATCTACGTGTTCTTTGTAATCATGTCGATGGTAACTACGCAAGTAAGTACCGTCAGGAGTCATAATTGCATTGCAAATAATTTGATCAGAATTCATGGTAATCCTCTTCTTCGTCAGACCATACTTCAACCAACGTAGGACCATCACTAGTTGGATCAAACATGAGTTGAGCTTTAAAGATTGCTGCACTTTCATCGGCAGCTTCGACTTCAATAGTCTCTTCGTATTTCAATGTTACAAAATATTTCATATTACTCCCAATCTTTAAGTTTAAGCATGAATTCTTTGCGTTGATATCCACTCATGTTATACCACTCTGGATTTTCATCTACTTTTAGAAACGATGGCATATTGTCTCGGACAAGATCGTCAATTTTATCGATGATCCACTTTGGGATTACAACAAAAATAAATAAAGTAGGCAGAACTACTGTAAAAGCAAAGATTAGCTTTAGAGTATTTTTCCAAGAATAGAAATACTGGAACTTGGTAATACGCCAGTTGGCTCGTTTGATTAGCCAATATTTCTTAGTAAAAATTTGTTTCATAGTTCCTCCTTTGTTAGATATTTATTAGCAAAATATTTATAAGCCTCAAATGCAATTCTATCCATCCAAATAGTTACATTTGCAGTACTATTTATGTTATCAATCCAACGTCTAGTTATAACTCTAAGAGTGCAGTCACCGATAAAACCATCATTAGAAAATTTTTCATGATCTAGAATTATTGCTCTAAACTCATCTTCAGTTATAGAAGACAAGAACTCGTTCCAGCTAATCATAGTTTCTCCATTTTAATATCACGCAAAGAAGGACTCTTACGCATTTGCATCAGATGCCAGATTGCACTTTTATCATCACAAGCATAAGTACGATTTGAGATTGTACCATCACTTTTGATTTCTTGCCAAGTTAGACGAACATTTTTAACGTCTGTTTTCTTAATCTTCATGATCCCATTAACTCCTGTGCTACTGGTTTGTAAATCGTGTTCATAGTCTCGATTGTACCATCAAAATACTTATGCAACACAATAGAAGTGCGAACATTCAAACATTTACCTAACCTTGGATGATCTAAGACTAGCGGTAGACTTGCTACAGGTTGTGTAGGGTTTTCATTCCAGTTCCAAAACTCCGGTGTACCTACGTAATGCACGACTGGCTTCTGTGGTACTTTAGGAATGCAACCATTTTTCATACAATGCGCTACTGTCTCGCATTCATTACAAATTACTGTATTCATTTCATTACTCCTTTTAGTGTTAAAAACTTGCATTAAACTTCAGTTATAACGTTAGTTAATACATAAGTTATATTCTGAAGTTAGATTCTGAAGTTGAGTTCCTTGTCGAGTTCCCTGCCGATCCCTCCGTCCCTCGTCCCGTTTTGGATTGTACTCCTAAAAAATTTCTTGTCAAGTACTTGTTTTGAAAAATTTTCTGTGCTATGATCGAGGCTTCAACAACTTTGAAAGGAACTGAAATGATCTTGAAACCTGAATTTGCTAACATGGTTGACCGCATGGGTCTTGAAGACGGTGAACTAAGTCTAGCTGAGATTGTATGGGAGAAAGCTGAACGAGCCATGCAAGGTAAACCTACGCAAGAAGCTTTGTTGCTAAAGAGCGCACATTATAACCCAACTAGTCCTTACGCTCTTACGCAAGATGAAATCCAATCGTTGACTACAGGACTTGCTGCAGTGCTTCGTAATGATGAAGAAGTACTATCTATCTTGAAGCGAGACATTGACACTCTCTGGCGTTATTCTGACCCTGACAATGCAGATACAGCTACTGTATTTGAACGCATGAATTTCTTGCGAGATACACAACGCAAAGTAAAGAAAGATCATGCTAAACTTGCACGTATCCAACACAAACTGAAGAAACAAAAGAGTAAATGACCCGTAAACGCTATGAAATTGTTGCAACCTGCTTTGATCGTAAAGGTAAAGTGCTAGGTACAGGGGTCAATGACTACAATCGCAGTCACCCTTTGATGAAACACTTTGCTGTTAAAGCTGGTGAATCAGAACAGAAGGATAAATTGCATGCTGAACTAGCTGCTGTACTTGCGTCAGGTCGTAAGAATATTCATAGCGTTTTTGTTCAACGCTTTCATGGAGATGGTACAATGGCTACTGCTAAACCATGTCCAACTTGTCAAGCTATGCTAAAAGGATTTGGCGTAAAGCTTGTGCGTTATACATCTGAAATAGGAGTGCAAGAGTATGAAATTTTATAATCCATTTAAATGGCATATTGTTCAATTTGAGAATGGTAAATATGGTCTTCGAAAATATAGCATGTTCTCATGGGACTACAAAGAACTACCTGAGTATGGTCAATGGACTTGGTTCTTACCTGAGCATGTAATTAAATATTGCATGTTTGATTCATTAACAGAAGTTCTACAGTTAAAAGAAGAATTAACACCTAAGAAGATTAAGGTTCAAAAAGTACATGGCTAATCAAAAAGACCTTGATGCAACCTACATGGGAACCGCTATATTGCACAGTAAGCTCTCCAAGGCCCGTAGAGCACAAGTAGGAGCGATTCTAGTGACTAGGCAAGGTGTTACCCTTACTGGCTACAATGGGACTGCTGTAGGCCGTCCTAACGAATGCGAAGAGCACTTTACAATGATTGATAACTTCGGTGAACGCTTTATTGAAAGTAAAACTAAACCAGAAGTTATCCACGCTGAGTTAAACTGCATCATGAAAGCTGCTCGTGAAGGTGTAAGTTGTGTAGATGCTACTGTTTATGTAACTCTTGCACCTTGTGTACAATGCGCTGCTATGATGCTTCAAGCTGGTGTTAAGCGAGTTGTATATCTGCAACAGTACCGAGATGATTCTGGTGTTAAACTGCTGCAAGAATCAAATGTAATGGTACAATTGTACGATCAACTTTAAGGAACTTATGAAAACATATAAAACAGCTGTAGTTGTAGAGTCAGAAGTAACAATCAAGATTAATCCTAATGCAAATACTGCAGAACTGATCAAAGAATTCAGCGAATGCATCTTTGGGGTAGATAGTATTGAAGAACTTGTAGAATTCGCTTCTGCTTGTCTTACAAGAGATGAGCGTAATTTTATTGAAGGTATTGGTCCTGTAGCGTATGATTACGGTCAAGAATGGGAAGATCATGTTATTATACACTACACAATTAGTACTGAAGTATCTACAGAGATTGTAGACTAATGCTGCGCTGGTCTGGTACAATCTTCTATATGATCGGTATGCTGCTGACTTCTCTAAATATTTTTCCTTTGAATCTAATATTTGGTTCAATCGGTGGTATACTCTGGTGCATCGTAGGCTTTAACTACAAAGACAAAGCTTTGATTCTAGTGGAGGCTGCTTCTGCAGCTATCTATTTATTTGGCCTACTTCATTGGTGGTTCAAATAATTTCGACTCTCGCCTTTCTACGGGAACATCCACCTGTTTAAAAAGCTGTAATGCCATCGAAACTTGTTGAGAGTCTTAAATAAAGAGACAGGGACGAATTACAGAACGGACACTTGAAAGGAAATAAAATGAAAGGAAATGATGTGACTAAAATTATTGCTGAACTTGAGACTAGGCTTGCAAATAAACGCAAAAAGTACGAGAAAGTTACACAACTGGTGGAACAACTGCCAATGTTTAAAGATCGCATTATCAGTAATGAAATCACTGGCGAGCATTTTGAAGAATTAGCTTCACATTACAAAGGTGTATACTTCGCATGGGGTATTAATCTATGTACAAATGAACCTACAAATTATGAAGGCCATTATAAAAATCAAATTACAGTTAATGTATACTGTAATTGCATTAGCATGTTCGGTGAAGACTTGTACAATTATGCCAATAGAACGCTGCATATCAGTATGCAGGATGTACCTATGTTTCATAACGATGCTCTGAACAGTACATTTTATTTTGAACCGCATCAAGTTGAACTTGGTCTAGATACTATTGTTGCATGGTACAATGAAGTTAAAGCTAAGGGTGATATCATCTTGAAGCAAAAACGCAAAGAAGAACTTGAGCGTCAACTTAAAGCACTGGAAGAGTAATGAAACAAATTGTCTACAAAGGTTTAGTCCTTATGAAAGGTTCCACTGCTCTTGAGCTATGGGAGGCATGGCAGAAAGAAACCAAAGATCGTCCAGCTGCTCAAAAGAAACTAGACTCGCATATGAAAGATATTTTCACTCGTTATAAAGAACTATTGGAGAAATATTAATGAAACCAACTCTCTACCTAATCAGAGGCGTTCCCGGTTCTGGCAAATCAACGTTTGCTGAAGCTATGAACATGCAAGCAATGACACTGATCAATCTTGAAGCTGACGATTATTTCAAGACTTATAATAAAGAGACAAACTCTTTCGATTATAATTTTGATCCAACTAAGCTACAAGCTGCTCATAAATATTGTCAGACTGCAGCTAAAATCTTTCTAAAAGATGGCTTTAATGTTTCAGTATCCAATACCAGCGTAACTGATTGGGAAGTACAGACATACAAAGATATTGCTGATGAATGCGGCGCTAAGTTTGTAAGCTTAATCGTAGAGAATTACCACGATGGTAAGAACGTACACGGTTGCCCTGATGAAAAAGTCGAACAAATGAAAAGGAAATTTCATGTTAAGCTATGAACAACAAATGCGGCTAGTTAATCGTGGTCTTGCCGTTATGAGAAACGATGGCAAGTACACTACGTTTAAATACGCTCGTAAGGCAATGTACGATTATCTCTGGTATAAAGTACCTGAGTTATTGAATTGCCGTGGACATGTTTATTGCAATGAAACTCATGAATTAGTACAAGCTGCTCCAAAGAAGAGTTTTAATTATCTTGAGCGAGGATATTGGAAAGATGTGCCATTAGATACTCCAGTTGAAATGTATAAGAAAATCAACGGCTTTATGGCGTGTGTTACTTTACACAACGATGAAATTCTTGTATCCACTACTGGTACAACTACCAGTGAGTATGCAAAGTGGGCTAAAGAATTAATTCTTCAGGATTGGCACTACTATGATCTAGTCATTGATCCTGAAGTAAGCACATTATTTGAAGTTGTAGTACCACAAGACCCTCATATTGTACAAGAACGTGAAGGTTTACATCTATTAGGTGTACGAGAAAAAGATGGTGGCTATTTTCATCCTATGGGTGCTCGTACTTATTGTACATTAGAACAAGCACTAGAGATTGCAAAGCATGATCGTGGTGAAGGTTTTATGCTATACCCTATGTTAAACGATGGTACATATGATCATAACTATTGCTGTAAACTAAAGACTGATTATTACGTAGGTAAGAAAAAGTTGATGCGTATGACAGCTAAATTTATTGAAGTAATGTACAATAATCCTGATGCTATTGCTACGCAGTTGCCAGAAATGTGGTATGATGCACCTGAGTACATTGTACGAAAGATCAGTAAAGAAGCTTGGTTAGCCTCTTCTGATCAAGAACGCAGATTAATTCTTGAAGATTTAAAAGGAGTTTAAAGATGCAAGGCCATAATTTCAATCGTAATTTGCATGCTAAAGGTATGTTTGTTTACTGCGGTCGTTGTGGCCTTGTTCGTCTGAATAATCGTGCAACTGAAAAGCAAGTAAACAAACCTTGCGTTGGATTACGAGAACTAGAAGACGAAGAGTATTTAAAACTCAAGGGACAAATGAAAGGTAAGCGATGACAAAGTACCCTATTAAAACGCCAAGTGGAAATATCTATGTTGTCATTGAGGATATTAATGAAAATATTTTTAATATCAGATTAAGTACTTATCATAATTGGGCTGTAACTTTTGATAAGAAAATTATCCCAGATTTAATTGAAATTTTAAAGGAAATCAATGACAAACGCTGAAATACTTGATATTCACAGAATTGCTAAAGCTTTTGACACAACTGAACTTGGTAATCTGTTCAATAAGTTTACTCGGTTACATGCTCGTGCTTGGCAACTTGATAGTACAGATTATCATCGTTCACAAGATAAAGCATGGAAAGAATTAGAACCAATTGAGAAACAATTACGTTTTAAACTTATGGAAATTGCAGGAGTTAAATAATGAAAATATTTTGTAGTGACCTTCATTTCGGTCATAAGCGAATTGTAGAGTTTACAAATCGTGCAGTTGATTGCGGTTCCCAAGATAATCACACACGCTGGTTAATTGACCTTTGGAACACAGAAGTATCATCGGGTGATCTTGTGTACCATCTAGGTGATTTCTCATTCTTTAAAAACTACGATGAAGTCGCTGGTGTTGTCTCTCAACTAAAAGGTTCTAAGATTTTCATCAAAGGTAATCATGACAAGCGTGAACACCTAGATCAACTCGTAAAAGACCAACTGATCGCAGCATGGTATGATTACAAAGAGATTAAACTAGGTGATACACCTGTAGTACTATTTCATTATCCGATTGCATCGTGGCATCGTCAAGGTTATGGTGCGTATCACTTACATGGTCATTGTCATGGAAATCATGCAGATAGTAAGGGTAAAATGCTTGACGTAGGCTTAGATTCAGCGTATAATTTGTACAGACAGCATCGTTTCTTTAGTGAAAAGGATGTACTGGATTTAATGCAACAAAAAGAGATTCATATCTCTGATCACCACAAGGAATATTAATGATTGAAGTAAAAATTATTGCAGACAGTTATAACCCTGATATGAAATCAAGGTTGACTACGTTTGAGTTAGTCTATCCTCGTTTCATCCATAGCGAACTAATGACTCATCGGGTGTTTAGCCGTAATGCAGCCAGTTCTCGTGCTATTCCAATTGATAAGGTTATCGAACTGTTGAAGACCAATCCAGCTATGCCTGTGCATTGGGGTAAGAATCAAGCTGGTATGCAAGCTAACACTGAGATTGACAATATCGAAGGTGCTAAACTGCTTTGGTTAGCTGCACGAGATAGCGCAATCAACCATGCTATTGTCATGCGAGATATGGGACTGCATAAGCAGATTGTTAACCGTGTACTGGAGCCTTATCAATTGATTAAAACGATTGTTACAGCCACTGAGTTAAATAACTGGTTCTGGCTGCGTGATCATGCTGATGCACAACCTGAGATTAAAGAACTGGCTCAGAAAATGCACGATTCGTATACAGCAAGTATCCCACAAACCTTGTTTGAAGGTGAATGGCATGTACCATATGTTAATACACAACGATCAATGCCTCAGCTAAAAGAATTGTTTTATATTGATGAACACGATAAATACATTACACTAGAAGAGGCACGTATGATCAGTGCAAGTTGCTGCGCTCAAGTAAGCTATCGTAAGAACGATGGTAGCCTAGAGAAAGCTTCTGTAGTATTTGATCGCCTGATTAATTCAGTACCTGTGCATGCTAGTCCTGTGGAGCATATCGCCACACCGATTGTAGATAGTGATGAATTTAAAATCGAAGGTATCACTCACCTAGATAAGAATGGTCAGCTATGGTCCGGTAATCTACGTGGTTGGGTACAATTCAGACAATTGATTCCTAATAACGTAAAGGAGGGTTAATGGAAACTGCAATTAAAAGAACCAGTCATAAACAACTGATCAAATTGATTGCAGAGTCCTCTAGGTATCATCAGTATGAAGTAGAGGATATCCTAAATCACATAATTGGTCATGTACAGGTCATCTTAGGACGTGGAGAGACTGTAAAGATAGATGGTATCGGTACATTGAAGCCTACAAAATATTTGTTGAGTACACAGGATGGTTTTTCTGGTAATCCTACAAAAATGCTGTACAATGCAGTCAAGATCACTGTAAAGATCGACCCTGAAATGAAACGTAACCTAGAAGGAATCAGACATGCAACAACAGACACCTCCAAAATGGCCCTTTCCAACGATGAATAATCAGCGCACACCTGAGAGCCAACAGTTGCTAGATCAGAAAGTGCATACCACGACAAAACCTGACGTATCAGATGTACCGGAGGCTTTATTTTGAAGAAACAGAAAAAAGATAGACAAGTAGAAGTTTTTGATGTACAATCTATCTTTTCAGAAGGTAGTTGTGAATTTGTATCTCTTCAAGACGAACGAGAAGCTATAGCAGATTTGCGATACTGGCAAGAAAAAGAGTTTAATTTTAACCACAATGAAAGAGAGTAAATATGACTGAACAAGAATTCCGACAAGAACTAGATACCGTTGTAACCAAGGGTTTGAATACCCTTGATGTAGGTATCGTTTACGGTCAACTGGCAACCATCAAGCAGTTTGTTGAAGTTGTATATGATCTGAATGTAGCAAATCATATTCAGAACATGCAAGCTAAACAAGCTGAAGCTAAAGGCTCGTTAGTAGAAGACGTAGCTACAAAATGACAATTGAAGAGTTTGAGGTAGAGATTCAGAAGTTATTCACTAAGGCTAACGAAGAAGAACTACCAATTGACTACATCTATGATGTATTACATCGCCAAGCTTTGATTGCAGAAACAATCTTAAAAGTTGGTATTGAAATGGCGTATAAAGAACGCTTCAAATAAGGAGAAAATATGCGATACACTGTCAAATGGAACAACGGTTACTGGAAAGTTTTTGACACAGTGCAATACACTGATGTGCAACTGTGCAGCTTGCAAACGGAAGCTAACGCTGTTGCGTTGCGTCTAAACAACCGCTAATCCCTTCGGCTGATACCTTCGGGTATTGGCCGCTTTTTCTTTTAAGGAGTAAACATGGTAGAAGATTTGGAAATGGTCATTGTTCGTAACAAAGTATACAAAACATTGTTCGATATCGTAGAAATTGATTTCGATGGAGACATTGTTAACTACATCGCTCGTGGTGCAACTTTCGAGCAAGCTCAAAATATTTTAGAAGAATTGGAAGAAGCTTAAAAACCTGCTATAATTCAGTCATCCCAACAACTTACCAAGGAAAATCATGCAAAGTTCTTACATCCAAAACACCAAAGGCAAGAAAAAACGCTTTGATGATGGTGGGTATGAAGAGACTCCAGTTCGCAGCGACAAGAAGAAAAAGAAAGATTTCAGTAAGCAACGCCAGCAAAAGCGAGGTGAAGAATGATTAACAATGAAATTTATGACTTGGCAACACAAGCAGGATTGATTACTTTTGAGAGTCTTCATGATTCTATGGCTGTGACTCCAAATATTGAGAGCGTAGCAAAGGCAAGGAAATTTGCCGAATTGATTATCAAACAGTGTGCTAAAATCAGCAGTCGAGCGGAAAAACAGTGCCAGCATCCCGGAACAGAGATTTTGAAACATTTTGGAGTTAAAGAATGATTATTGATCTAAGCATCTGGCAACATGCTTTGCTTTTAGCATTGATAATTTATTTTGTAATTTCCATATCCTATAGAAATGGTAAACATCATGGTAAGTGTAAGGAACGTTATAAAAACTATCAAAAAGAACTGGAAAAATCCGGTAATTTTTTCTGGCATAATGGTCATCGAATTGCTTACCCACCTAAACCCGTGAAAACTACGATTGGAGTTAAAGAATGACATTCATAATTAATGCAGCTATTGGTTTTGTCCTAGCCTTCAATGGACTGACTGTTTTTACTTGGGGATTCTGGATCATTGTATTCCTACTTTTTATTCAGGATATCTACAATGCGTGAACACTTAAAAGATTTGCTAAAACATCTCTTGTACTACATAATCTTTTTAGTGGTTACAACTACAGCTGTAATTATCTATCAAGATTACCAGATTAACCAGACAGCTGATGCTATCCAAAAAGAACGCCAAGAGCAAATGAAAGCTAAGGAAAAAGAATGCATCAAAGCGGCTCTGTGGCATGAAGCCCGTGGTGAAGGAGAGCATGGTATTTTAGCTGTAGCTTCTGTGATTGAAAACAGAGTAAATCATCCAAACTATCCTAGTACTTATTGTGCTGTGATCAACCAACGCAAACAGTTCAGCTATACACTGGAGAACAAACCTACCGGAGAGCGTCTAGAAGCCTCTATAAAGACCTCTGAACAACCTATGTATAGCAAGGTAGCACTGACCGCTGATAGCATGGTAGAAGGACAATTTAAGCCTATCTTAGAGCACTCTGTTCTTTGGTATGCTCATAAAAAAATTAAGAATGCATGGATCAAAACCAAGAAAACCTATGCTACAATCGGCAATCATCGTTTTTACAAGGAGTAATTTATGAACAAACCACACAAACATGCAGAGCTTATCAAAGCATGGGCTGATGGCGCTGAGATTGAAAGGAAATGTAGCCCTGAAGATAAATGGGAGTATCTACCTAACCCTGCTTGGAATGTAGACTTTGAATACCGAGTTAAACACAAACCAGTACTCAAAAAGATGTACATGCATTATGATTCGATTGAGCAGTGTGTTCATGAGGGGCCTGAGCGAGTTTGGGACGGTGCTCAAGTTCCACAAGGCATGTATTGCACAAATTCTGCTATGTCTGACCACATTGAATTTACATTCACTGACGGTAAACTTACATCTGTTAAGATGGTAGAACGAAAAGAATAACCTTTATTTCCCTGTGGGTATATCCTACAGGGATTTTTTGTTGTATAATTCATTCCAGACGTTAACTACTCAAAGGATTTCAAACATGACAGGCAACGTTGCAAAATTGCATCTTGATAGTTTAGTTAAAGAGCAAAACTGCAAGTGTCACTATTGTGCTGCACAAATGACATTTAAAACTGAATATAAGTTTAAAGATACAGATGCTACTGTTGAGCATTTGGTTGATAAATGGTCGAGTCCTAAGCATGTCAGAAGTGATGCGAGAAGTAATCTTGTAGCAGCTTGCTTTAAGTGCAATAACAGTCGTGGTAATTCTAGAAATAAAATTGCAAGAGATTACTATCAAAGTATTATTAATAAAAAGAATTTACGTATAAAAGCTGCAAACATATCAAGCAAAGCTTTGTATAAAAAATTTGGTGCAATACCCCAAGAATTGTTTAAAACTGCTGTATAATCAAGGCTTCAACACTAGGAGTTCAAATGAAGACATACAAATTCTACGCTGATCCCGGTCATGGTTGGCTTGCAGTTAAGATCACCGAGTTGATGGAACTTGGTATCATTACTCAGATCAGTCCATATAGCTATATTCTTGGTGGTACAGCTTATCTTGAAGAAGATTGTGATGCTACTTTGTTCTTTAATGCTTATCGTGATAAGTACGGAACTGATCCAAAACATACTTACGAACATACTGATAAACGCAGTCCAATTCGTAGCTATGCATGCTATAATCGTAATAACGCAGTGGACTATGCTTTGATTAAACTTGGAGAAAAGAATGTCTAAAAATATGACCTTGATTGATTTGGCAAACTTGCTAAATTATATTTACATGTACCATTCACCACTCTCTTCACTTGCTGCACGTTCAGGACGCAGAACAGTAAAGTACGTAGACCCACACATTGATATGCGTACTGGTGAGTGCTTCAGTGTTACTTTCCGTACATATGGTGGTGAATTTAGCTTTTATACGACAAACGAAGAGCGAGATAATCCAAAAAGTTTATTTGATCGTTGCATGGAATGGTTGAATTCTGCTGTATAATCTACGCTTTAACACAAGGAGAATTTACATGCTGACAGTTCGAGATACCAACATTGGTGAGTTCCAAGAAAAAGATTTTGGTAACTATTTTACTTACCGCAAGACTGACAATCCTTGGGCACTCCAAAACAATCTGATGCATGAAGTTGACGTACGTGATGGTGTGCGTTTTGCTAATGTTCTGAAAACAGTAGTACATATGTGCTGTGATGAAGATGCTGAAGGTAAAGCTGTGATTCATACTTGGAAGATCAAGAAACATATTATTTATTCAAAGGATTAAAATGGTAGCTTTATTTGCATTCGTAGTTTGTGTATTACTTGGTGCTCCTTGGTGGGCATTTGTAATTGGTTATTTATGTCTTTTAATTGAAGATTAAGGAGAAATATGAAACAAGAAATTAGAGTAAAAGATATTAGTTTATCTTTTTGGGGGCTACTTGATGGTAAATCACCAGATGAAGTTAAAACTGAATTAGATCATATTACTAATGATAACATTTCTTATATCAGACAGGGATGTACTTTACGTTTTGATGTAAGTCATTACGGAGAAGATATAGAACTTTCATTGCTTATTACCAGACAAGAAACAGATAAAGAATATGCTGAACGGAATTCAGAAGTACAACGTCTAAAAGAGCAATACAAAGAAAACCGCAGAAAAGAATATCTAAAACTAAAAACTGAATTTGAAGGAGGTAACAATGGCGCATGATGCTGGCAAAGGTGCAAGGCCTCGTCCTTATAGTATTCCACAGGAGGAATATGTAGAACGTTTAGGTACTATCTTCGAAAAGAAACAGCAAACAGAAGTACCTAAATGTCCTGTTTGTGAAGGTACGATGCACACACAAACCAATTGGCGTTTCTTTTATTGCGACAATGCAGATTGCAGTGGTTCAATTCATAAAAGTTGACTAGATTGAAGGGTTATACGCATGACTCCAAAAAGTTTGCTATAATTCTTTCATCGACAACAAAACTGGAGTTTATGATGCGTAAGATTCAAGCTGCTTACCGTGGTGCAACTTGCGAAAAAGGCAACGAAACAAAAGACTGTAGTGTTCGAGCACTCAGTAATGCAACCGAAATGCCTTACGAAAAAGCTCACGCTTTGCTGAAGAAACATGGTCGTAAAGATTGCCGAGGTGTTTTCTTCAAGACCCTCAAAGGTGCATACGAAGAAGCAGGTTTTACTCTGTATGGTGTATATGGTAGTACTCGTGCTGCACGTTACGCTGCTCATATATCTGACCAAAAGACTGCAGAAGGTGTTACATTGGGTAAACTGCTGCCTACTCTTGGTTTCGGTGAATATATCGTTAATGTCACTGGTCACGCTGTTGCTGTAGTCAATGGCAAGTTGATCGATACATTCGATAATCCTGCAGGTAAACGAGTTGTCGCTGTATTCAAAAGAATTAATAAATTCGGCGAATAATACTTGATTCTCCATTAATTATCTGATATAATATAAATTAGAATAGTTGAGGACTAATTACCCCCAATGACAAGCCTTGGCTCATCACCAAGGTTTTCTTATTTGTATTATGATGAATCTTGATGGAGATTAAAATGTATAAAAATTGCAGTAAGTGCAAAGAAGACAAATTATTAAGTGCTTTTAGTAAAAGTAGAGCAAACAAAAGTGGTTATCAGAATCAGTGCAAACTTTGTGTTAGTATCTTTCAAAAAGAATACCAGAAAAACTATCGTGAACTTCATAAAGACACTGCGAAAGAATACGCTTTACAGTATTATGAAGCTAACAAGACAGAACTTAAAAGCCTCTCAAAAGAATACTACGAATTAAATAAAGACAAGTTAAAACCTAAAAGGCGCAAATATAACAAATCTTACAGGAAGTCCAACCTTGCGAGAATGGCGGCTAAAAGTGCTAAACGCAGAGCAATAAAGCTTCAAGCCACACCAATATGGTTGACAGAGCAGCATGTTAAAGAAATTGAAGAATTTTATAAACAATCTCAACTGTTGAAATCAATAACTGGTGAGGAACATCATGTTGATCACATCATACCGTTACAAGGTAAAAATATTTGCGGTTTACATGTCCCTTGGAATTTACAAGTCATTACCGCAAAAGAAAACTTAAGTAAATATAATAAAATATTACAAGAATAAGTATAAACCCTAGGTTAATTCCTAGGGTATTTTTTTTTTGCCCTAGTTGTTGCAACAGACAAAATCTGTGCTACAATCTAATCTTCAACAAACGTAAAGGAACTGATATGCCTAATAAACCATTGACTACAGAAGAACGCATTGACCTGCGTAAACAACTTTTGGTCTGTGCTGAAAAATATTTCAATGATACAGGTGTAAATACTCATTGTGGTATTTGCAATGCTATCTCTGAGCAAACCAATAATCGTAACTATTACGATAAAATGGGAAAACTTCTGCGTGAAATCTTCCAAGATACTAATGAATTTCTAGGAAAGTATACAAGTACTTACGAAGAATGGGAAGAACGAGCATACATGTGCCTTTTCCTTGCAGAGTATTTGCAAGATACAATTGATGGTCCATCTTCGGTTAAAAAGCCTTGGTTTAAATTCTGGAAATAAGGAGATAAATATGAAATATACTATCGCTGAAATCCTGCATAATGCTGCAGATAAGCATTTGGCTGCTAAAGAAAATGAATATTGGGCTAGGGGTGGAAATAAAGAGAAATTCTCTTGCTGTGCAGTTGAAGAATCCGTAATTGATTTGCACAGGACTTTTACTAGTACTGAAGTAGATGCAATGTATGTTCAAATCTTGGATGGTTTAAAAGAAATGGGTTGCCCTACTGATTCTTGCGATGCTTTTGATGATTCTTTTGGGTTCAATAAAGAAAACCAACAAGCTCGATATGCATGGCTTAAATTTGCTGCTATGATGGCAGAAGAGCAGGGTGTATGAGCAAGAAGCTTAAAAAGTTGCAACTAAAGCGCAAGAATCATCTTGTGGCTATTGTTATGCGTAAAGCCGTACAGAAGCACAAGAATAAAAAACGTGAATTAAAGAATAAAGGATATAATGATGAACATTAATAAACTAGTTATTGCACTTGCAATTATCAACCTATGTATTAACATCTTTACATTGAATGTAGCAGGTATTTGTGGTTGGCTTGTAGCTATGCTTGGTTATATTCAACTTGAACTTGGAGGTAAATAATGGGTTCAGGTGATCGTTTTACATTTGGTAATTCTAATGGTTGTGGTCTTGGTATTTTCTATACTAAGTTTCCATTTAAACACACTATCAGTATTAATATTCTGTTCTGGTATATTAGCATTGGTCTAGGCAAAGCTTATGACGAAGCATGAATATCAGGAAACAACGTAAACAAAAACTGAAGTATTCACCAAGGTATAACCAAGGTGGTGAGAATCTATATGCAAATCATTGCTGTAAGTCTTGCTACTTTGGTTATGGTCGTTTCTTTTCTTCAAAACATCTGTATAATCATGATGCTGCAGAAGATAACTATGACGGTCTATTGAAAAAATACTGGAAAAACTACAGTTCATATGGAGAAGAAGATGCAGAAACTTAAATACGCAAAAGGCGATTTACTTGATCTGGCTCGAAATGGTCATTTCCACGTTATTGTGCAGGGCTGCAACTGCTTTTGTACTATGGGTAGTGGTATCGCCAAACAAATCAAAGAAGAGTATCCAGAAGCCTATGCAGTGGATTGCCAAACAATCAAAGGCGATAAAACAAAACTTGGTTCTTACTCTGTAATGCTTGGTAAGCAGTTCAATATTGTAAATGCTTATACCCAATACGATTACAACCGTAAAGGTCAGCCAGCTAAAGACCATTTTGATTACGAGGCTTTTAGTAAAATTCTACTGATGCTTGCAGCTGTATACAAAAGTTGTAATATTGGCTTTCCTTACATCGGTATGGGACTAGCTGGTGGAGATTCGGAAACAATTTTACAGCAACTTGAGCTTTTCGCTCACATTATGGAGTACAATGGAGGCTCCGTAACACTTGTTCAATATGAAAAGGAGAAATCATGACATTTACAGCAGAAGACGAAAAAGCATATCTGGAGTTGATCGTTAAAGTAGCTATGCACGATATTGAAGCTGCAGTTTATATGCAGACCGATATGCGAGAAATTGAGGATTTTGAACCTGATGGTAATCTGGGGGCTGTCGTCTATTGGGGAAAGACTACTCAAGGACATGGCTATTGGGAAAACCTAGCAAATAAAATTGGTCAATGAATATTACCTACAACTCAGCCGACAATCGATTCTTCTATGGTATGCAAAAAGAAGAATTGGTTGCTGTTCTTCAAGAGATTAAACGCAGAACAGATGCTTATACCCCAAGTATCTCTGGTATCTGTATCTCTGATCAAGAACGTCAAACAGAACTGTGGCAAGCTTACGCTAACTGCATGTTTAATCTAAACAAATTCAATTAAGGAAAATATGAAGAATATTATCATTGCAATTATGTTCAGTTTCTTTGCATTCTTTGCTAATGCTGAACCGTCTTTTAATCAGATTCAAACTTTGATTGCAAGCCAAGAATACCGAGCAGCTGAAAAAGGTTTGGAAGAGATTATTGCTAACCATCCCAAGTCAGCCAAGGCTTTCTATGCTATGGCTCAGGCTCAGGCTGGTCTTGGCAATCTAACCAAAGCTCAATATGCTCTTGATAAAGCTATGGGTCTTAGTCCAGCATTGGACTTTGCACCACAATCTAGCGTAGATAATCTAAAGCAAGCTATTCACCCTCAGGTGGCAAAGATTGAAATAATCGAAGAAAGTCACTTCTGGCGTAATGTTTTCCTAATTATTTTGTTGGGTTTGGTTGGGTATCTTGGATATGTACTGTATGATAGTCATCAGAAGAGTAAGAAACGACAGGCTCAAATCGAGAAAGAAGCTGAAGAGCGATATGCAGAATATAAAAAACACCTGTTTGAAACTAAGCCTAAAAACGAAGTTAAAGTTGAACTAAAAACTCCTACTGTATCTTCTGGTTTTGCATCGGTTAAACCTACTCCAGTAGTTCAAAAGACCGAAGTGCGTACAAACCCAAGTAGTTATAATGCAAGTCCTGCAGTAACTCCGGTAGTTGTAAATAATACAACCAGCAATAACTCAGCGACTGATTTTATGCTAGGTGCTGCAATGGGTCATATCTTGACTGCTAACAGTAGCAGCCATAAAGAAGTAGTACGAGAAAAAGTAATTGAACGAGAAGTTCCAGCTGAGACTAAATCAAGCTCATGGGACGATACCCCAAGTACTCCAAGTCGTAGCTCTACGTGGGATTCAGATAGCTCTAGCAAGCGTTCTAGCTCTTGGGATGATGACAGTAGCTCTAGCTCTAAATCAAGCTCTAGCTGGTCTTCTAGTAGCTCTGGTAGCTCTAGTAGCTGGTCTGATTCAAGCTCTAGCTCAGACTCTGGTTCTAGCTCAAGTTGGGATTGATATGTTCTTATTGCAATTAATTTTTGCAATCGGTTTAGTCGGTGTAATTGGAATTTCTGGTTACATTGGCTACAGGATTGGTAAAAGGTCTAAAAAGTTGTGATACAATAGAGGCATACTGAGATAGCTTAATGATAGAGCGGTGGGCACACAGGTAACGACGACTACCCATATGTGCAGGTTCAACTCCTGCTCTCAGTACCTTTAACTTCATAAGGAAAACTATGTTTATCAAAATTCATGTTAAAAACTCATTGGATGCACTTGTACCTATCATGGTTAACGCTAACTTGATTTGTACAGTTGAACCCGATTCACTTAACCGATCATTTATTGTTTTTCATGATCAGCGAGTATTAGTTGCAGAAGAAACTTTTGAGGTAGTTGTAACAAAGCTTCGTATGCAAGGTGTTTTTGAGGTATAATTAAGGCTTCAGCAACTGGAGAACATAATGCAAGTTTTTATCGTAATGTCTGAAAATTTCTACAGTGGTAATGAGCATTCTGTATGGGAAATTGAACGAGTGTTTGCTACAAAAGAAGCTGCTATTAAATATATCAGGTATCGTAAAAGTCACGGTGCTCGTGATATTGAATTCCAAATTGATACGCAAGAAGTTTACGCTTAAGGAGTAATCATGAAAGCTTACAAACACCTCGTTAAATACGCACTAGCTCAAGGTCATGTCATCAGTGTTTGGGATGGTGAAGAGTGGCAGGTTAGTCACAGCACAAAGTACCAAAATATCATTGATGCGATTGAATCCGTAGAAGAAGCAAACGTAGTTATTCGGCTTGCTATTGGTGGTGAACGCATTGGATGGGCACAAGTGATTCCATATGGTCTTGAAGATGATGAAACAGTTGTAGATTACATCTGCAGTGATTTTATGGAAAATTGGTCGTTGGCATACGATAAAGCGTGATACAATTCAAGCTCAACAACTGGAGATGATTATGAAAGCAGCATTCAATACAGGTTCTAACTTTGATCGTGAAGGTCAATGGGTTATTGCAAAGTATCTCGACAGTGCATGGGTCACTGGTGTTGTCGTAAAAACTCGTGTAAAATATAGCGGTAAAGTTCAGCATCAAATTGTAAGTGATTCACCTACATATTTTAGAGATGAATTGCGAGAAGTTGGTAGTACTTTTTTGATCGAAGAGAAAGATGTAACAGAAGCTCAAATTGCTGTGATTGTTTAATTATAAGGAGAAAATATGAAAATTCAAAAAGTCCAATCCTATCGTGGGTCTTACATTGTGCAGTTGAGCGATAGTTTCAGTAAACGAATTGAAACAGTTGATCAAGAGAGTAAGATGAAAGTACGTAAATCTGTACAATCAGCTAAGTGGTGGATTACTCGTGAAAATAATCAAAGAAAGTTCGCACAAGCTTAAAAGTCTGTTATACTAGAGGCATACCAACTCACAAAGGAAACAATCATGGCCTATGTAACTGAAGAAATCATCAACAAAGCTCGTACTGCTTTGAAGGCTTTAAACAAGCAATACGGCGTTAAAGCTACTCTCTCTGGTAAGGGTAGCAGTAGCTTGCAATTGACGATTGCAGAAGGTTCTATTGACTTTATCGGTAACTACTGCGAGACTGTTCTGGCTAAATGCCAATTACGTGATGCAGAAGGTGTTATTGAATGGGCACAAAAAGAGATGTATATCCAAGTCAATCAGTACTATCTTGATAGCTCTTTTTCAGGTCTACCTTTGGAGTATCTGGAGAAAGCCAAAGAGATTATGTATGCTGATCATTGGGACAAGTCAGACGTAATGACTGACTATTTCCATTGCTCGTACTACATCAGTATCAATATTGGACGTTGGAACAAAGGCTATAAGCTGGTAAAGTAAAATTAAAAACCCGTAGACCACCTTGGAGAAATCCTCGGTGGTTTTTCTTTGGTTTAAAAAGCCGCAGGAGGTTGTCTAAAATTTTGAGCTAAAAATCCATAGGGGATGCTTGGATAATTTTCGGCTAAAAAACCCATAGGGGGTCTATGAAATGAAAATGGCAAAACTTAGGGATTTTGACCGAAATGAATACGGAAGTTCTCATTTTGAGTTATCCACAGGTTATCCACAAGTTATCCACAGGAAATCCACAGGTTGTCCACATATCCACAGGTTATGCACAGGTTATTCACAGAGTTGTCCACAGTGTAACTATTTGGTTTCCAAAACAAAACGAGACACGAAAGTATTACTGTACAGAATCACAGGACTAGCACAGAATCCTTACAATAACCTTACAGTTACAATTTGTTACATTTGGTTACAATTTACGCAAACCTTACAATGTAATACTTTGGTTCACAGAATGAAATAGGAAACGAAAGTATACATCCTGAGTTGCACCTTACACTAAACTGACAAAGTGAAATTGAGTACTTTGGTTTCTAAACTAAAATGAGAAACGAAAGTTCACACGGCAAGGATCGTGCCAGTATTACACGCCCAAAATGCATACTGTATAAAACGACATGCCGCTAGAATCGATTTAAACCCCTATGCAATCGATTGCAAAACGTTCAAGCCACCACCGTATCAGAAAAAGTTATCCACACCAAAAGATATAGTTATCCACAATTTTGACTCTTATATAAGACTAACAACCTGTGGACAACTTTTTGAAGTTGAAAACAGAAGTCTACATTTTCAAGGGTTTCTGGGGGTTTGGCTTTGCACTATATAAAGCAAACCAGCTTCGCCTAGAATTGAAAACGAAAGGTTTAATTGTAACAAACGGGCCAATTATTTTCAGTTTTTTCGTGCTGGGTGAAACAAACCCGATTTTCTCTGTATAATTGAACACATGGCGGGCAGTGATCGGACTACCCCTCAGAATCTGAAAACAAAGGTTCACAGTTCTTTAACAACCTAGAGTCTTTCATAATGTTAGCTAACGAAAGTTAACATTACCCCAAGACTTTAACAAACCAAGGTTCTAACATGAAAAAAGCAAGACTGACAGCTGGCCAATACATCATCACCGGCAACATGGCGGGCAACCCGGCACAGTATCAAATCGACTGCATCGGCGGTGCATGGGCGATAACCCGGCTTTATGGCACTGGCCCTGAATTCAACATGGCATACAGGACGAAGCGGGAAGCGGTCGCCCTGATCGGTGCATACATGGATTGAAAACAAGGGGCAGCAAGTAAGACCCCTTACAATTGAAAACAGAAGGTAACACAATGAAAAATGAAACAATTTTGATTACAGCAAATGTAATCCTTTGGTTCGCAATTCTCCCCCTGATCTCCCACTTCATCTAAATTTGAAAACAAAAGGTAACACCATGCAAAAGCAATTCAAAAGCACTCAATTTGTCACCCTGCAGCAACTTGAAACAAACCCGCCCAAAGCCGGCCAATGGGTTTTGATTGACGGTGCAACCCGTGGACAGTATCTAGGCCGCACCAATGCCGGGGTAATTGTGATGCGCTACCAAAACGGCAGATTCGGCAGCAAGGCAGACACGGCCTCAAATCACCATTTACGCCAGTTTGCGAAGGTCAACGGAAGCCGTTAAACAACCCACAAAGCCCCCGGAATACTACCGGGGCACAATCCCCCCCTCAAACCATTGAAAGCCCACCATGCGCCTGATTTCCACCATCCACAAAGCAGCAGCCGAAGCGACCGCCAAAGTCTACAAGGACACCGATTGGGGCGAATACCGGGTAAGATTCTACCTACAGGGCCA